CTAACGCCCTTCCCTGATCGCCCGTTCGGTGCCGTATTTGCCGGTCGGCGTGGTGTCTGGCGTATAGATCAAGCCGACTGCCCTGCCGCCGCACTTGCCGCATTTGAGCTTCGGCACCAGGTCGTCGGCCATTGCCGGCGCATCCGGGCCAAGCCTGTCCTTCAGCACGGAGAGATCGAGCCGCTCACTGTGCTGGCAACGCCAATTGTTGCAGTACGCGTTCAGCGTCATGCGCTCGTCGATCAGGCTTTGTATCGTCCAGGCCATCGCGCCGATATAGTGGTCATTCCTTCTCGCGAAAACCCTGCAAGGTGGCGTGGCGCAGCTTGGGCTCGCCGCGCAGCGTGCGCACCGTGCCGACGAGGCCGGGCTGGAGCCATTCGACATCGTCGCCGGCGATCGCGTTCGGCACCCCCTGCGGCACCCCTTGCGGCAGGCCAGGAGGCGACTTGCCAGCCTTGACGCGTTGCCACAGCCGCTCGCGCAACCCCTTCGGCAGGGCCGCCGAGCCGGCATAGCGGCCGTCGCGGCCCATCAGCGCCCGGGTTTCCGCGCCGGCCTGGCGCTTGATGCCCCACAGGTCGAAATCCGACACGTCCCAGCATTTCACCTTGACCCAGGCATCGGTCTTGCCGGCGCGATAGGGGCTGGCGCGCCGCTTCGAGACCATGCCCTCGAGGCCCATCGCGTCGGCCGCCGCATGGAATTCCGCGCCGCCGCCCTCGACATGCTGGCTGTACTGGATGATGCCCTTTGCCGGCTTGACCAGGTCCCACAGCAGCGCCTTGCGTTCGACCGCCGGCAGCACGCGGAGATCCGCGCCGTCGAGATAGAGGATGTCGAAGGCGACGAAGGCGAGCAGCTCGGCGTTCCAGCTCATGCGCGAATGCATGGCGTGAAAATTCGGCCGCCCGTCCGGCTCCGGCGCGATCATCTCGCCGTCGAGGATGAAGGATTTTGCCTTGAGCTTTTCGGCGGCGGCGACCACCGGCCAGAAACGTTTGGACCAGTCGTGCCCGTTCCTGGTGAAGGCGCGTGCGCCGGCCCAGTCGAGGATGAGCTGGACGCGGAAGCCATCGTATTTGATCTCGTGCAGCCAGTCGTCGCTGAGCGGCGGCTCCAGCACCAGGACCGGTTCCATGGGTTTGATGAACTTCAGTCGCGGTTCCGCGTTACGCATGCACAAACTCCAGACGCCACCTCAAGGCGCGCGAGGCCGATTTGGTTGCATTTTAGCGAAATTGAATGTGGAAATCGTTGATGAAGATCGAGGCTGATGAATGCCGGGCGGCGCTGACGCTGATCCGGCGCGCGATCGAGGAGCACTGCCCGCCGGGCGTGCTGCCCAGCGAAGAGATGGTCAACGGGCTGTACGGCCCGGAGCTGATCGGCGAGGCGCAAGCCATCGCGGCGGCGATCGTGGCGACGGTGGAGCGGCTCGAAACGCAAAAATCCCGCGCATCCAAAGGACACGCGGGATAATAACATTATATTGCCTTTATAAATGGCCGCGTTCACATGCCGCGCAGCGCGCGCCAGATGTCGGTCCAGAAATAGGTCAGCAGCGAGCCCATCGAGGCGAAGGCGATGCCGGTGACACCGAGCGCGCCCATGCCCATCAGCTTCCAGCGCGTCACTTCGGCCGTCACCGCCTTGACCTCGGTCATGTCCTCGGTAAGCGTCCTGACCGCGGCCTCCGTCTCGGCCAGCCGGTCGACGAGTTCGTCGGTCTTGGCATACATCTTCGAGCGGCTGGCGGCGGCGCGATGTTCGGACTGTTCATAGCTTAGCGCGGCGCGGGCATCGGATTCCTTGATGTCACGACGGATCTCGGTGACGTCGCGCTGGACACCCTCCATGGCGGCGACGAGGCCGCCAACCATCATCTCCAGGCTTTGCGACGATGCGGCCATTTGGCTTCCCCTGCCCCGATGCGATTTCAGATGCCATTGTCGAATTCCGCCTTTGCGCCGGCGAGGATGACGCAAGCGCCCTTGCCGTCGCCGAGCAGCACGGTGAATGTGCCGGCATCCGAGCGCGTGACCAGCACCTTCTGGCCGTCGGCATTGTCGCCGCTCATCACCACGAATTCGTGGTAACGATCGGCCAGTTGCTTGAGCAGGATGGGCACAGGGCCGCAGGCGAGCTGCACCGCATACGCCGGCCGGGCGGCGAGGAAGGTGAGCGCGGCAAGCAGCAGGAAGCGCCTCATTTCACCAGCGCCTTGATGGTCTTGATGGCGGCGCGCTTGCCGCGACGGCAATCGCCGGAGTTCAGCCGGTCGATCGCCCATAGGTCGGCCATCTCACCGTAGGGAATGAAGCGATGCGGCACGTCGACGACTTCCGCGCAGTCCTGCAGAAGGCTGGGGTCGACATGCAAGGCCGGCTTCGGCATCAGGCTATCGACCGATGGCGTCGAGCCGTGTTGACACCCCTGCGGAGATGCCAGCAGGCTTGCAAACAGCAGGCTTCGTAGGATCTGGCGGAACATTGTCTTCATCCTTCTGGGCGCGGTGCAACTCGGCGATGCGGCCTGCGTCACTATGCTGCTTGTCGATGTATTCCTGTGCCGCGGCGTCGATGTCCTGCTGGCGTGTCTTGGTGTCGGCAGCCTGGGCGATCGCGGCGAGACGTAGTCTCTCCTGCCACAGTGCAGCCTCGGCCCGGCCGCCGGCGGCGTACTGGCGATCAACACGGCCGTCGACCAGCGAGGCGAGCCTTGGGCCTGCCCACGGAATATCGCGCAGCGGCCCGATCGGCACGCCCTCGTAGAACAAGATGACGCCGCCGGCGACGATGATCGGCAGGCCGAAGCGAGAGGTGGCAAAGCCCAGAAAGGGGCCGACATAGGGAATGGCATAGAGGCTGCCCATCAGCAGCTCTCCCAAACGCCGTCGGTGAGGTAGCCGTGCCAGTGATGGCTCATGTCGGCATTGTGGAGCAGGACAGAAGCCCGCACTGTCGGCTGGTCCCGGCTGCCATTCCACGTCCAGGCGCCGGGGCCGGCCACCTTCACGCCGCCGACGGATCGGCAACCGCACGGGCACTGGAAATGGAAACCGGCTGGCTTATTCTCGGCCGTCTCGTAGAACTTGATGGCGCCAGCCGGAGCGCTGTCCGCGACGATACTCTCGACCAGAGTCGCCTTGACCGGCGATGTCTTGACCTCGCTCATGCCCACCTCCAGTACACGCCGGCCGCGATGCCGATCACGGCGACGCAGATGAGCACCCGGCGATGGCAGAGGATCGCCAGGACGAGGCTGGCCCAGAAGTCCGGAGGATTGCCGCCGCCGCCCATCACGCCGTCCCCATCGCTTCGGCCAGGCGCTTGGCCTTGCGGCGGGCATACCAGCTCCAGGCGAAGCCGCCGGCCGCGAGCAGCGCGCTAACGATTGCGAGCACGACCACGATCTTGGTGATCCACTCGCTGGCGTAGGAGAACGGCACCAGCTGGTCCTGGAGACCGGCCAGCGTGCCGGCGACGCCCATGCCGCCGACGCCGGCACCGGTGGCAGCATCGGCCGGAGCGGTCATCGGTGCCAAATTGGCATCCTCGGCAAAGGCCTTGGCGCCGGCACCGTCATAGAAATTGGCGACATGCGGCGTCTCGCTGGCGGCCCAGGCGCGGCCGATCGAGCGCACCTCGGCGACGCGCGCCGACCAGCCGCGACCGAACACCGGCCAGGTGCTGAGATGCCGCATGAAGGCGAGGCGCTGATCGCAGATGCGGTCGACCAGCGCGTCGAGGTCGTTCACCGCGTTGACGGCCTCGACGGTGGTGAGGCCCATGGTGCCGTCGACACGGCCCTTATAGGCGGAGCCGAGCGCCCGCTGCAGCCAAATGACCGACTGTTTCGGGCCGGAATTGACCGCGCCGTCGAACAGCACGTAATCGATGCCGGCCGGCAGGTCGTCGCCCTTGACGGCATCCCAGTATTGCCGGTCGTAGATGTCGGCGACCTCCCTGGTGGAGATCTGCTGCACAGACTGCGCGCCAAGCCCCTTGCCGCGCCGGTAGGCGTCATAGACGCGCTGGGTGACGCCCTTGTTGGTCGGGCCGCCCGGATCCCTGGGATGGTTCACATAGCCGCCCTCGTGCGCGAGCACGCGGGCCAGCGCTTCCTTTTCGCGGGAGCTCGCCATGGTCATTCCTTTCCGCCCTCTCGGGCAGGTTGCGAAATAGCGGGATATGTCGAAAGCTGACGGCGCTTCCGGGAAATTAACCGCTTGTTTGCCAACCGCTTGCGCCGTCAGGTCTGTTGATGCTTGAATGGGTTTTTTCCAAGAATTGCTGGAAAGCCGGGATGGAGTATTTGCTCTTCAACCTAAAAGCGGTGCTGATCAGCGCCCTGATCTTCATTCCGGTGGAGCAATTGCTTGCCGCGCGGCGGCAGAAGATTCTCCGCAAAGGCATTGGCAACGACGCGATCTATGCCATCGTCAACAGCATATTCACCAAAGTGTTCATGATCCTGGTCGCGGCCGCGGCATTGGCGGCAGCGTCAATGATCGTTCCTCACGGGGTGCTGCGGATGGTCAGCGGGCAAGCCATATGGCTGCAAGTCGTGGAGATCATCATTGTCGGCGACCTTGGCGTCTACATCGCGCACCGCGCGTTTCATGAAATCCCGGCGCTCTGGAAGTTCCATGCCATCCATCACGGGATCGAGGAACTGGACTGGCTTGCCACCTTTCGCTCCCATCCGGTCGATGTCATCGCCACCAAGGCGGTGTCGCTGGCGCCGGTCTATTTCCTCGGCTTCTCCGGCGAAGCGATCGGCGTCTATTTCCTGATTTATCACTGGCACTCGCTGTTGCTGCACGCCAATGTCCGGATCAATGTCGGCCCGCTAAAATGGCTGATCGCCACGCCGCAGTTCCATCATTGGCACCATGCCAATCAGCGCGAGGCCTATGACAAGAACTTTGCCAGCCAGCTGTCGATCATCGACGCGGTGTTCGGCACCTTTCAGGTCCAGGGCACCGCCCTGCCGGAAAAGTACGGCGTCGATGATGCGATCCCATCCAGCTACCTTGGCCAGCACGGCTATCCGTTCCTGCCAAAGACCAAGGCCGCGCCCTACGACCTCGGGAAGGCCACTGCCGGCACCGACATGCCGGCATCCGATGCGTAGCGGGCCGTGCCGACGGTGACCCGCACCTCGTCGACCCAGCCGTTGAGGTCATAGGTGGTGAAGCCGCCCGGCCGCAGGCTGCCGATCGCCAGCACTGCGGCCGAATTGGGAATCGAATAGGTGTAGCCGGTGGTTTTTGCCACCATGACGCCGTCGACATAGATGCGCAGCACGTTGGAAGCATCGCGGTCCATGGCGATATAATACTGCGTGTTGAGCGACGGCGACCATGTGTAGGCGTTGGAATTGTGGCTGGCGCCGTCGGTGAACAGCAAGGTGCCGCCGGAAAACCAGAACGCCCAGCCTGCCGTCCATTGCGCCAGAAGGATGGCGTTGGTCGGCGCGGCACCGAAACGGAAGAAGCCTTCGATTGTGAACTCAGAAAACCCAAAGGCCCAGTCGGTGGAATCGGGGAAGGTAATGTAGTCGCCATTGCCATCGAGCAGCAGCGAGGCCGAACCGAATTTCTTCTGGCTTGTGTCCAGCTGCGCATTGCCGACGAAGGTCGCGGCGCCGTGGGCGGCACCGCTTTCATCCGACGTCGCGGCGGCGCCGTTGACCCCGTCGAAGCCGAGCAGCAGCTTGACGTTGGCGAAGAACGCGTCGGTGCCAGTCACCGCCGAGGTGCCGGAACTGGTCGCCGTCGCGTTGCCGGCCGCATTGGTCGCGGTGACGGCGCAGGTGATGACCTTGCCGACTTCCGAAGCGGTCAGCAGATAGGTCGAGGCGGTCGCGCCGGAGATGTTGGTGCCGTCGGCCTTCCATTGATAGGTGTAGGCGATCGAGCCGCCGCCGGTCCATGTCCCGGTGGAACAGGACAGCGTCTGCGCCTGCGAGGCGACGCCGGAGATCGCCGGCAGCACGGTGTTGGCCGGCGCGATAACGGGCGCGCTGCCGCCGCCGCCAGCCTGCAGGCCGAGCCCCAGTCCCAGGCGCAGGCCGCCCATGTCAGGCCGCCTCGACGGCGACTTTCTCGCCGTCCTGGATGCCGAACTGATAGGGCACGTTGGCTTTCAACTTGCGCGCGGATCCGGTGCCGTCGGTCAGGATGGTCGAATGCGGGACGGTGCCGATCGCGACCCAGCAATCGGCGTCCGCCAGCAGCTCGACGATCTCCTCGCCATCGGCGGTGTAATTGCCGCTGCCGGGCATGGTGACGGTCTCGGTGCGGCAGGCCGCCCCCTGCGCCACCGGCGCGACAGCGGTGCGGCGGGCATTGAGGCGCGACAAGGTAACGATCAGCGTCGACATGGAAAAGCTCCTTTCAAGAGACATCGAAAAGCCGGGCATTCCGGCCGCAGGGCCGACCGGGCGTCGGCGCCTTTGCGCCGCCCAGCCGGAGGGCCAGCCGCCAGCAGGCGGCGGTGCGGGGCGTGAGGCATCAGGAAGTCAGCGCCGGCAAATCCGCCGGCGCGACGGCCGGATAGAGCGTGATCGACCTGAAATAGACGTGGTCCATCAGCTGGTCGTTGCCGCTGCCGTCGGAGCCGATCCATGCGGTGTTCAGCGCCCAGCCGATGGCGTAGGAAACCGTCTGGGTGTCGGCGCTGGCGCCATCGGCGCACCATGCATATTCGAAATCGCCGCCGCCGACATCGCGGTTCAGCGTCACCGCCAGCCTGTGGACACCGGTGCCCGACAAGGCGTGGCCGACGCCCAGCGACACCGCGTCATAGGTGTTGTCGTCGGCGGCAATGGTGATGCCGTCGACCGAGGTGTCCCAGTTGGTGTTGTCGCCGAGCAGCATCACCCAGCCATAGGGCGGGTTGACGAAATCCATGTCGAAGACAAGCGTGCAGCCCACGGGCAGCGCCGCCACCAGGTCGGACAGCAAGGCGCCGGCGGCGGAGGGCTGGTTGCCGTTGCCGTCGAAGATCAGCATGCCCGAGCCGGATATCTCGCCGGCATCGAAACCGCCGCCAAGCAAGGTGCCGACGGCTTGCACCGCGCCGCCCGCGTAATAGGTGCCGTTGACGAAATCGAGGAAGGCGGTGGCGCCGGCCGGCAGCCAGGGCGGCAAGGCCGCGCCGCCGGCCAGCGTCGGCGAGAGAAGCGCGATCATCATGACACACACTCCATCGGACGCGCGCCCAACGACGAACCCTGGCGGGTTCGCGCCGTCATGCGGTGACATCCTCGGCGAAGGTGCCGATGCCGACCCACAGGCCGGCCGCCAGCTTCTTGAAGCCGGCGGTGAAGCCGTTGCCCTTGACCTGCGGCAGGTAACCCGGCGGCACGCGCAATTGGATATCGGTGGTGCTGTCGAAGGTGACCGGGCCGTCGGTGTCGGCATAGATGGTCACTTCGGAATCGACGGCGAAGCTGTCGTCATCGAACGTCCACGCGCAGCCTGCGGCGTTGGTGCAGCGCTTGAAGCCGTTGAGATCGCCCGAGACGACGGTGTGCGTCGTCGTCGAGATCACACCGACCACGGATGGTCGGAAGTTGGCTTGTGGCAGCGTGAACGGGCCGAAGACGGTGGCATCTGCCAGATAGATCGTCATCCGCGTGCCGGTGACGGTGATGTTCGAAATGTTCACCGGTTCTGGGATGCCGGCGATGATCGCTGCAATCTGGGCAACGAGGTCGCTGAAATTGCCGTCGACTTCGGCGGCGGTGAGGTTCGATCCCTTCACCGAGCGGAGTACAATTGCCATTTGAGAATCCCGTCAGGTTTGCCGGTGGCACAGCACCCAGAAGGTGCCGGGGTTGATCGGGTTGGCGGCGATGTCCGACATGCCGGTGGTGCGGATGCCGATCGGCGCCCACATCTTGTCCTTGTAGGTCACCGTCACGCCGGCGACGCTGATGGTGTTCTGGGTGCCCGACAGCGCCTCCCTGGCGCTGACCGGCGCCACCGGCTGGTAGAGGCCGGGCGTCGTCAGGCTTTCGTAGCAGCTCGGCCCGCCGCTGAAGGACTGGCCGATCAGTTCGAACACCGCCGATGTCGCTTCGCGAAAATTGCCGCCATCGGGCGTCGACTGCGGCAGGTCCGAGCCGGTCACCTCCTGCCAGCGGCCGAAGGGGGTGCGCGTGTTCAGCCCGTCATTCGTAGCCGGGTTGTTGTCGTGCGAGGTGGCGAAGACCGACCAGGCCGCCGGGGCAAACGCCGCCGGCAGCGACGGCAGGCCTGATATCGCGATCTCGCTTGGAGCGATCGGCTGCCATCCGGTGCCGGACAGGATTTTTGCTTCGTTGAAATCGCCATGCGCGTTGAGGCTCATATAGTCGAGCCCGGTCAGGTAGACGCCTTCATAGTCGACCGGCGCCGGCGGGCCGAAATCGCAGAACTCCTGCGCCCAGGTGAATTCCGGGTTGCGGTTGATCCGGAAGCTGAAGGTCAGCAGCCGCGGCGACCAGTGCACCGCGACGACCTGCTGGAACGGATCGAGCGCGACGGGCTTCGCCTTGCTGCCATAGCCGTCAGCCACCGGTGTTGTCCGTGGTTTCCGACGGCTTCTTCGACCAGTCGAAATTGAAGCGCTTGTAGCGGCCGGTCGTGCGGTCGACGAACATCACCTTCAGGATGCGCTCGACGATCACGTACTGCTCGGCATCATCCGGGTTGACGACCTTGATCTTCTCGACGCTGCGGTCGACATAATCGAAGTCGTCTATGACGATGCCGTCCTTGGGATCGTTCGACGGGTCATCCGGCGGCCAGGTCACCGTCATGCCGGGATTGGTCTTCTGGTCCGGCGTCGTCAGCGTGAAGCGCGAGGCCTTGCCGAATCGGAAATCGGCATCGCCGGAATTGTCTTCCTTTGGCACCTTCGCCAAGGCGCGGTTGAGGACATCCTGCCCGGCGCCGGTGCGGTTGATAATCTCCAGGCTGCCGAGCCGATTGCCGCCGGTGCGAAACCCCTGCACTTGAACCGAAGACCCGGAGCGGCCCAGGCTGTCGCCGGAACCCCATGGATTGGAAAGACCGCCGATCGTTGGCATGATCAAGCTGCCTCGAGGTTGATCGTCTTCGGCACCATCAACTGGCTGACCGTGATCGGGTAAAGCGTCAGAAACGGCGGGTCATCGCGGCCGATGGTCAATTTCTTCAAATCGCCATCGACTTCGGTAAAGACCTGGTTGAGCGCATCGATCGCCGCCTGGAGATCCGGCTTGAAGGCATCGAGCACTTCCTGCTGCGTCGGCAGCGGGTTGATGATGGTGATCTGCTCGACCATGTCGGCCGGGCGCATGTCGAAGAAATCGACACCGTCATCGACCGGCGGAATGTTGGAGAAATCGCCGTAGGTGACCGCGCCCGCGATCGGCATCAACGTCTGCCCGGTATAGGTCTGGTAGCCGGCGTCGACATAGCCGTCCTCGACATAGTCGGGCGTGCCGGTCGAAATCGTCACCGTGTTGCCCTTGCCGATCGTGCAGCCGATGGTCACCGTGGCCAGCAGTTTCCCGCCATCGGCGGTGAGCGAATAGCCGATGATCTTGCCGGTAGCCTCGCCGCCAGGAATGAGCGCATGGACGATGCGCGCATTCTTGCGGCAGGTCAGATCGACGCCGGCGGCGAAACTGTTCAATGAGACCGTCACCTCGACCGCGCGCGAGCGCTCGAGGATGTTGCCGCGGGCCAGCGCGATCAGATAGTCGAGGCTGCGCAGGCCGCGCTCGGTTGGGAAATAGGCGCGGCGCCTGACATCGCCGATCGGCGCGGTGCCGGCGGGATGATCGGTATCGGCAGGGTCGACCAGTTCGTCGGCATTTCCCGACGCCTTGATGGCGATCACTTCCTCGTCGCCGGGCTCGGTCAGCAGCGCCTGGACGTCGGCCTCCAGCGTGAAGGACAACACCTCTTCCTTCGGGCGGGACACGTCATAGGCGGCCTGCAGCAGCGGCTTGATGGTCCAGATCGGAAACTGGCCGTTGCCGTTGGTCATGATGACCGTCGAATAATCCTGCGGCACCACGGTGCCATCCGACCGCGTCGCCTTGCAAGGCCCCCAGGCCCAGCCGCCGCCGATGTTCTTTTCCTCGACCGGCCAGTCGAGCATCAACCCATCGCCGGTCAGCGTGCGGATATTCGATTTCGAGCCGCTGCCGGCGGCACGGAACGCATCGAGCAGCGGCTTGGTGATGTCGACGACACCGGTGGCGATCTGGTCCCATTTCACCGAAGCCTCGACCGTGACGGTGCGCACCGGGGGGCTGGAAAAAGCGATGTCGAAGGAGTCGGCCAGGAAATCGCCGCCGAAATCCAGGAGGCCATCCTCGCCGATCAGCATGTCGGACACCGTCACCTCATGGCTGACGCGGTCGGTATGGTAAAGCTGCGTGCGCGCCTCCAGCACGGTGTCGGGATCGTCGCGGCTGTCCGGCTGTATCCACATCGGATCCCAATAGGGCGCGACCTTCAGCGTCTCGGCGAGCGCCAGCTTCTGCGCGTCATAGTCGGCCGGCCGAGCGATGAACTGCAGCGTCACCGCATTGCCTTGCGGCTCGGAGGGAACGCCGACGATGCGGCCGAAGAACAGGGCTTGCGCGCCGGCTGTCGGGTTGGCGGCGTCGAACCAGGACAGCCACATCCATTGCTTGCGGCCTGGTGCCAAAAGGCCAGTGCGCGGGTTGCGCACTGATATCGACAGTGACGCGAGCTCGCCCTCCTTCTGCTCGAGCGCGATCGACAGGACCTGTTCGTCCTCGACCTCATGCTCGGAACCGAAGATGGTGTCGGTGGCGTTGACCCAGGCGAAGTAAAACATCAGTGCGGCGCGCCATATGGGGCATCAAAGACCAAACCGCCTGGCAAGATGGCGATGCGCCTCTCGACAAGGACGTACTGTTCCGGGTCGTCGGGGTTTTCGACGCGGGTTGTTTGCTTGCCATAGGCGATGCCGTCATCGTCGATAAAATCGATCCTAATGTCTTTCCGCTCCATTCAGCCGACCTCCTCTAAATCCATGCTCCAGCCGCTTTCGGCTCCCCATTCGTCGAAGGTTTTGGAGTAGCCGACCACCATCATGGTCAGGCGCGGCCGGTAGAAGGTGAAATCGCCTTCGGTGCGCGTGGCCGGGTCATCCGTGGTCGAGGCCACCGTGCGCGCCGGTGAGCCGCCCATGGTCCGGTAGGACAGTTCCTGCACGCAATCGACGGTGAGGACATCGCCCGGCCAGACGCCATCGAGCGCGGGCTGATCCTGATCGGTGCAGGCGATCGTCGACTTGTATTTGCGAAAGGCCGGGTCCGACAGGTCGATCAGCACGCCGTTGACGGTGCGCGCGAGCTGGGCGGCGCCGTCGATCGGATCGAGCGATTGCGTGATGCCGCGTGCCGAATAGGGCGGCACGCCGATCGGATCGAGGCGCAGCAGGGTGAGGTCGGTCATTTGCCGCGCCTCGGCTTGCGGCCGGTGGAGAGCAGGCCGGCCTGGATGGCGAAGCGCTGCAACTGCGACACCGCACTTTCCTCGATCGTGCCGCGCGCCGTGCTGCCGTCGGGCAGTTGCAGGAACAGTGGCCGGCCCGATGAGCCGCCGCGACCGGCCGGGATCGGCACCATGCCGCCCGTAGCAAGGCGAGGAATGGACATCGAGCGATTGAAGCTCTCGACAATACCGCCGATGTTGAAGCCCTTGAGCGAATTGATCGACGGCAGCACGCCGTTGTTGATGGCGTTCAGGAACCCGACGCCGAACCGTTTCACTGCAGCCGCCTGAATGACGAACTCGCCATTGGAGAGCATAGCCAGGATGCTGTCGCTCTTTGGCCCGCCAGCGCCAAGCACATGGCCGCCAGACGCAAACCCGCCTTGCGAACCGCCGCCGGATGAGGAGGAGGACGAAGATGCCGCCTGCGACCGCAAGGCCTGTGCAGCAGCGGCAGCCTCACGCAGCGCCGACAGGATACTGGCAATCTGCGAATTGATCTGCGCCGCCAGGCTGGTGACGATCGACGACAGGCTCGCAAATCCGCCCTGGATCAGGCTGTTGATCCCACCGAGAATCGATCCGATTGTGCCGGGCAGGCCTTGGAAAGGTGTGACCAAGGCCGTGGCGGCCTGTTCGGCACCACTGGTATCGATGCCTGACAGCGCGCTATTGAGACCGCCGACGGCGTCATCCGCCGCAGGTGCCAGTTTGCTTAGGTTGGTGACGACGCCGTCGACACCATCGGAGATGGCGGAGTTGAGACCGCCGGCGACATCACCATCTGGATTGAAGGCGTCCTTGAGGCCAGTCGCCGCCTCGTCGGCCGCCGGCTTGATCTTCTGAACGTCCGACACGACGCTGTCGACAGCCCGCGACGCGGCATCCGATTTGATCGCGTCAGGAACAGCGGCGACGGAACTGGCCACCTCGTTGGCGACGGTGCGGACATGGTCGCCGGCTGCTTGCGCGCTGGCGGCCACGCCATCCAGCGCCGCCTTCGACTGGTCTGCGCGACGGGCAACGCCATCGACGACGTCGAAGACTTCCTTTGTGATCTGGCCACCCGAACCGCCGCCGCGAATAACCGTGATCTGATGATCGAGGTTTTCGACCTTGGCCGCGGCGGTGTCGGAGACATTGCCGAGATCCTTGACGCTGGTCGCGGCATTCTGGAGACCCGTCGCGCTCGCATCCGCCTTGGTGCGAATATCCTCGATGTTGCCGACGACTTTGCCATCGAGCGTCTTCTGGACGTCGTCGAGCTCTCGGGTGCGCTTGGCGAGATTGATGTTTGCCCGCAGCAACGCTTCGGTCTGGGTGTCGATATCGGCACCCAGCGGTGCGGCGAAATCGCCGCCGGCCTTCATGGCGTCGACGATTTGCTGTTGCTGCGCGACCTGCGCCTTGGCATCCTCCAGCGCCGCGCGCGCGGAATCGAGGTGCGCCTGCGCCAGGCGCTTGAGATTTTCCTCGGCACCCGGGACGCCCGCCTTAACGGCATCGATAGCGGCCTTCAGCTCATTGAGAGCTTTTGTGTGGGCGTCGGTCGAACTGATCCACGCCTGCTGCCTGGCCCGTTCCCGTTCCCAAACAGCAATCACAATCTCCAAGGCCGCGGCGATGGCCAGGATCACCCGGCCGGCCGGGGTGGCCAGCAACGCTGTGCTGAGGAAGGAAATCGCCTCGACGACGAGCAGGATCGACGAGCGAAGCAGGCCGAATCCGCCAATCAGCTTGAAGATCGTGGCACCGATCAGCACCTCACCCGAGGTGATGTTGGTGCCGAAAATGCCATTGATCGCGGTGATGGTGAGATCGGCCGCGGCGCGCAGTTTCGCCATTGCCGGGATAACGACGCCGGAGGCGACATGTTCGAAATCCTGGCCGAAGCCGACGATGTTGTCGCGCCAGGTGATCAGCCATTTGTTGCTGGTCACATCGGCATCGCGGCCGGCAAGCGTAGCGAAGAAATCCTTGACGAAGACCGTTGCGGCCTGAACGCCGTTCTTGACGAAATCAAGGATGGCGGCACGGTTGCGCGCGATCGCCTCCTTGAAGGCATTCGCCCCGGCTGTCAGCGCCGGCGCGAAGATCAGCCCGATCTGGCGCAGCACGCCGCCGGTGGTCTTCTTCAGATCGTCGAGCGCGGTGTTGAAGGCCTCGGCGGCCTTGATCTGCTCGTCGCTGAAGACGATGCCGAGCCGGGCGGCCTCGTCCTCCAGCGCCTGGATGCCCTTTGCCCCCTCGTTGAGGAACGGGATTAGCTTCGCCCCTTCGAGGCCGAACAGCTTGAGCGCGATGGCGGACTTGCGCGCCCCGTCAGGCATTTTCTGAAAGGCGTTCGCCACCTCAAGCAGAAGCTTCTCGCCATCCTTTAATTTCCCGCTGGCGTCCTTGACCTTGATGCCAAGGTCATCGAATCCGGTCTTCGCCTGTACCGTGCCGGCCTTGACCTTGGACGCGGCCGCGCCGAAGCGCGTCACCTCGACGTTGATATCCTTGAACGCCTGGACCGTGTAGCCAGCGCCCTGCGTGATGTCAGCGGCGGTTTGCTTGCCGTCGGCGCCGAACCGCTTCAGCGCGGTGCTCATCTTGCCGGCGCTTTTCACCGTCTCGTCGGCGGTCTTGACGATCTGCTTGTTGAAAGCATTCATCGCGATGTTGAAATTGGCCTGGCTGACATTCGCCTCACCGGCCGCGAAGGCCAGTTTCTGGTAGGCTTCCACCTGCAGGCCCGTCGATTGCGCGGCCTCCTTGGCTTGCTGAGCGGCCTCCGCGCCGGACTTCGCCAGCAGCAGGATGACGGGAGCGACCGCCGAGACGCCGGCGGCGATGCCGGAGATGGCGAGCGCGGTGCGCTCGGCCACAGTCGTCAGGTCGCGGCCGAAGGCATTGACGGCGTTGCCGAGATTGGCCAGCGATACGCCCTTGGCAGCGGTGTCGATCTTCTTGATCGCGGCTTCGCCCGACGTGCCGAGCTGCTTCAGCTCGGCCGTCATCTCGGCGCCGCCGAGAAGCTTGATCAGCACGTTGATCGCGTTGCGAGTGGTTGCCATGCTGCGCCTCAGTGGACAAAGCCGAAAAACCCTGCTTCGCTAAGCAATGCAGGGGGAATTTCAAATGATCAGGTTCTGGACAAAGGTAATGGCGGCCGCTTTTGTTGCCTTGCTGCCGACACAGAAGGCCATCTCGGGCGGCAGCGATGACGTGCGGGCCAACTGCGCCGATGATTGGCCGAACAACTACCAGATGCAGGAGTTCTGCATCCAGCAGCAGCAAGGCGCCGCCGCGACAGTGTCAAGGTATATCAGCCAGCCATTGGCCGGGGCCGAGAAGGACGTAATGCTGCAGTGCGCGAATGACTGGCAATTGCAGCGCGGCTACAATTGGCAGATGGTTCTCTTCTGTTTCGAGCAACAGAACGCGGCGCGCAAGCGGTTGGGTAAATAAGCCCGAGATGCTTAGCCGCCGTCGAACTCCGCCGCGAATATTCCGGGCAACTGGTCGGCCACCTGGTCCGCAATCTCGCGAATGTGAAACCGATCCTTTAGCGTGACCTCGTCGATGCCGACAAACATCGGCACCGTTTCCATCTCCGCCACGCCCTGCTTGTTGCGACGGCCGGTTTTCACCCTGGCCGCCAGCAAGGGCGCCTTCCCTGCCCTGTAGATCGGAAACAGCGGCCCGATGTTCTTGACATAGAAGGATGGCGTCACCCGGTGAAGTCCCTGCCGTGTCGGCAGGTTCTTTTCGATCGGCAGCCACAGCAACGGCTTGCCGAAGATCGATCCGCCTTCCTCGAAAATCTCGGAATAGCCGATCTTGTGATAGGTCTGGATCGTCGGTTGGATGGATTCCGCGTTCTTGGGATAGACGACAACCCTGAGCGCGTTCTGCCATTTTGGGCCGAAACCGGCGGCTGCGATATCGGCGCGGCCGTCGCGTTTCATGATGTCCGCGGCCTTGTGCGCGGCGCCCATCGACGCTTTCTTCACGTCGCTGGTTGCATCCTCCATGGCCTTGTCGAACTGGCCAGAGGCGGCTTCAAGGAAGATCAAAAGACCGCTCATTCGCCAGACATGTCCTCGACTGTTTGCACGACGGCCTTGCGCGATCCCTGTGCGGCGATGGCGGCGGCGGCGAATTCCTCGGCATCGAGCTTGCGGCGCACGTTCTTCGCCGCCGCCAGTTGCCGCGGCGTCCAGCCCATCAATTCGTGGACTGTGCCGACGTTCTTTCCGGCGAGGTAGATGATCGCTTGCGCAATTTTATCGGTTGCACTGGCGGCATCTTCGCCAGCGTCGGATTGATGGCGGCGTCGCCCCTCATGGCCCTTACCTTTTCGACGAGAGGGGCTAGGCCGTTTGGGAAGGTGACGCGCACGATCGCCTCGACCAGGTCGAACTGTTCGCCGGCGACAAGGTCCGCCGCCACCTTTTCGCGCTTCTCGTCGCCGGGATAGCCGAGCCCGGCCGCGATGATGGCGCCGACGAGATCGCCGCCGATGGCGACAACCAGGCCGGCCAGTTTTTCGACATTGGAGGCGCTGCTTTCGCCGGTGAAGATGTCGGACATGGCCGGGAAACGGCGCAGCAGGGCGATGATGCCCTTCGACGAGATGCCGCTGACCGACAGCTTCTTGCCCCGGATCGGCACGACTTCCGCCGCCGGGGCAAGGTCGAGAAGGTCGTCGCTCAAGCGGTCACCCCATCCTGCTGGCGAATGGTGAAGACACCGAACTTGCCGTCCGACTTGTTGACGTCGGCATCGAGCGGGATCTGCGCCCAATCGTCATTGTCGGCCATCAGGTTGAGATCTCCCGACGGCGAGAAGGTCACGTTGGCCTCGAAATCGATCATCGGGCCGACCGAGTTGACGCCGGTCACCTTGATGTCGGCGGTCAGGTTCGGGTTGGACAGCGGCGTGATGACCAGATTGCCGTCGGTGTCGGTGCTGGCGTCGCCGAGCAGGAACATCGAAAGATTGCGCGCCGTGGCCTCGTCGACCGTGAACTTGATCGCGGCAGCGACTTCGGTGACGACGGTCTTGTCCTTGGCGCGCAGGCCGGTGCGAGCCGAGAAATGCTCTTTCTTAGTCACCGTCGGCGTGTAGACGAAGTCGACCAGGTTGCCGGCGTCGACATAATCGCCATCGTCGGGAAACTTGATGGCCAGCGTCGCCGCCGGGATGCGGTAATTGTTGGTGCTCGGGGAAGCGGACATTTAGGCGGTCCTTTCGGTGAAGTGCCCGTCCCAATCACGCGGGGAAAATGGGCGGTTGAGAACGACAAAGGCGCCGCGTGGACAGGCGTCCGACGATTTGGGACGGCGCGGAAACGGTGTTGATCAGCCGGCGATCGATCCGGGGAAAAGGATGTACGGAATGGCGAAGGGGATACCCATTTCGCCCAGCATCGAGCGGCCCCAGGCGAGCTGGGTTTCCGATGCCGCAAGTCGGGCGCCCTGACGGTTGGTCGTCAAACCGACAAGCGTATCGTCATTGGCAACGGCATCGATCAGCAGAGCGCGGAATCCATTCAGGGCGGTTCCCACCGCACTGCTGGCCTCGGGGAGCATGATGAGCAGTTGCGGCATCATGATCATGCGGCGCGGCGCCTTCGGTCCCCGGCCTTCCGGATCGGTCGGGTCTGCCTTTTCATTGGCATCGAGCACGATGATCGCCGGCAGATCGGTTTCGTTGGTCGCGAGCTCGTTGCGGAACACCTTCTTTATTCCTGTCACGTCGCCAGCGATGACCACCAGGCGGGCAAGGATGGCTTCTCGGGTATCCATCAAGCCTTCTCCGTGAGCATCAACAGCACCTCGCCATAGGCTTCGCCCCGTGGCGACGTCTTGAGCGCGTGGTTGCGGACGTTCCAGTCCTTGTCGTTGAAGCGCAGCGTTGCACCGCGCAGATTCTCAAGATCGATGCCGGCCAGGTCCGGCGCGCGCAGGATGGCGACCGGCTCGACCGTCTCGATGGCGGAGGCGAAGCGGCCGCCACCGCCGACCGCCATGCCGGATGTCTTGTCGATCGCTTGCAGCGGGCCGCCGTCGGCGCCGATGTCGATCACCGCGCCATCGGTGCCGGCGAGCGTCAGGACGGCCGGAACGCCGAAGCCGACAGAGCCGAACATCGGACCATAAAGCAGCGACAGATCGTACATCTCACCAGATCCTGTCTGCGTCGGCGACGCGCACGAAGATCATGTTCGAGCCGCACCAGGAATGCAGCGTGAAGCCCTTGGCATGCATCAGCGCGTCGAGTTCGTGGCTGGTGTCGCCGCTGCCATTGTCGGCCTCGACGATGACGACACGCGGCGGATTGTCGCCGAAGTCGGCATCCTGCAACACGTCGATGTCTAGGCCTTCGATGTCGATGGTGAGCAGGTCCGGCCAGATGCCTTTGCACCAGCAGTCGACGATCTGGTTGAGCGTCATCACCGGCATGTCGACGCTATGCACAATGCCCAGCGTTTTCGCGGTCGCCAGGTCGAAGGTGAAACGACCAGGGTCGGCGGCGACGTGATGGAACGGCAGCCGGCCGCAGATCGGCGCGACGCCGGAAAGGATGTTGGCATCTTCCGGCCGCGCCTTCACAAATTCCGCGAATAGAGTCTCGTTCGGCTCGACATTGATGCCGCGCGAACCACGCTCGTAGAGCAGCGCGGTGTTCGACAGCGTGAACGGATGATAGGCGCCGACGTCGAGATAGGACGGTTTTTCGATGCCGAGCCTATGGAAGATGTTCAGCACGGCGAGATCGTCGCCATGCTGCGCATAGGTGCGACCGCCGAACCATTGATCGCGGTGGCCGGTCATTTGGAGACTACCGCGCCGCGCGCGAGCAGATACGCAAACCAGCAGGGCCAGAATAGCGGCCACAGAAAGATGCACCACAAATCGAGCCAGTAGTCGCCGGAAAAGCAATCACCAATTGTTTGCGGATTTGCCGCTCCGAGGCGCGCGAGCGCGCCGGATGAGAGCGAACAGCCAAGCATCCAACACCCGACCAGACCCATAATTCCAAAGATCATTTCCGCCCCTCGGCAATCGCGCTTTCGATCCAGTTGAACTTTTCGCCGATGACGCGGTGGTGGCCTTCGACATCGATCAGGCCCGCATGGCTGGAGCAATGCTGTTCGGCTGGCACGACATCCTCGAAGCCCGCGAAATACAGACAGGCCTCGAGCAGGCCTTGCGACCAGATCGCCTTGTGGCCGTGGGCGAAGATGATGGCATGCATGGCGCCGCGCATATCGGCAGACGGTCCCCATTTGCGCGTGAAGTCGAAATACGCCTGGTCGCCGCGCAGGCGGATGTTTTCCAGGCTCGGGACACAGATGCGGATGACGCCGCCTGGCTTCAGCACCCGCCGGCATTCGGCGAAGAATTTCAGGGCCTGGGTGTAGTCGACGTGCTCGACGACATGCTCGGCATAGATGAAATCGGCATGGTTTTCGGGGAACGGCAGCGGCCTGGTGATGTCGATCTCGGCGTCGAAATTCTGCCAGCCGTCCAGCTTATTGGTGCCGCAGCCGAAGTTGAGCTTGACCAGCGGCACATCAGGCGCGGCCGGGGTTTCGGCCTCGACCGGCTCCGGCGGCATGGCGAATTCAACGAAAGCGTCCAGCGCTTCCGGCGCGCAATGCGTGATCCAGTCGAGGCCGGCCGCGTTTTCCGCTGTGATCTGCCCCCTGTCGCCGCGCTCGGCCTTGAGCGGCAGCATGCGCAGGTCTTCGCCGATCAGGTCGAAGATGACCTTTTCCGGCGTCGGGCTCCTGGTGCGGTTCCACCAGTCGTAGCGCTCGATGAACTTCGTCTGCCACAGATAGTCGACGCTGAAGAACATCAGGCCGGTCTCGACCCAGCCGTGTTCATTCCGCTTCGTGCCCGCGACCGGGACTGATGCAGCGGGAACGCCACCTGCCATCATCTTGCGGATGATCGGCAGCACCGGCTTGGAAAACAGGCTGTCGCCTTCGATGTGGACAACGTAATCGTATTGGCCGTCGATCGCCATCTCCAGGCCCTTGCAGAAGGCCCTGCCCCAGCCGTCCTTCCCGCCGCGCGCGAGGTGGCCGATGTTGTCGGGAAACGAATAGATCTGGCAGCCGGGCATCGTGTCGTCGGGCTTCGGCGAACCATCCTCGCACCACCATTCCGGTGATGCGCTGTCGACCAGCAACAAATGAGCGCCGGGGTTGAGATCCTCGTGCAGCGCCTGCCATTGTTCGGCGAGCTTTGCCTTGTCCGGCGTGTCGACATAGGTCGTGCCGAACACAAGGATGCGCGGTGTCGCGCCGTGCTCGATTGCGAAGGTCTCGACCAGCGGCACAGCCTTGGCCAGGTCGATGGTCTTGTCGCATTTGTGGTGGCGGTCGAAACACTCGCACGGCTTGACCGGTTCGATCGGCAGCGTCGGCGCCAGGTGCGCGCCGCAGACGTTGGTGAAGCGGTAGCTTTCATTGCCGCCATAGACGCAGATGTTCGGTGTCCCCACCGCCTGCGCCATGATCGGCGTGAACCCGGCATTGCCAAAGACAAGCGCAGCCTCGGCGAACAGCCCGGCCAGCGTCTCGAAATCGGCCTCGCCGCGGTGCAGTTTCAGGTCGGCATCCTGTTCCTCGCCGACGATCTCCTCGCCCTTTTGCGTCAGGTCGCAGACCGAGACGGTGAAGAACCGATCCTTGATCGAGCGATAGAGCGCCGCATAGGCTTCAGGATCCGGCGAGCGCGATGGGCATGGCCAAGTCGCATTGATGACGATCGGCCGATAGATCATCCACGGCTTCGCCATGGATGATTCCTTTGCTTCCCTGTTCGCGCCTTCGGCGTTCACCGCCTCTTGAACCAGCTTGCGCGCCCTGTCGCGCCACTCCGGCTTGACGGGAAGGCTGAAATCCGGCCGCTCGGGAACCTGCATCCCGACAGAACCGAACATGCCGTCGAGTAGTGTGCCGTGCCGCTTTGTCTGGGCATGGTCATAGCCGATCTTGATGTCGTGCGGCCTCAGCTTCGCCGGCGCCGCCTGCGCTCGCGACACGGGTTGCGCGGCGTTGCCGGCATCGCGGATGCGCGGCGGAAGGTTCGGCCGATCGACCATCGTGACCCGCAGCCCTTCGGCTTCCAGGTCATGGAACATCGACGTGTAATAGGTCTGGAGCTCGACGTCGTTCGTCTTCATCAGTTCGCGCACGACCGCGCGCTCATGGATGCAGTCCCCCATGCCGTACATGCTCATGACGACGAGCGAAGGCTTTAGGGGCAGGCGTTGCAGCATGGAAACCACATCTCCAAAAGACAGTTTCGGCCAGACGTCTATCGCGCTGTTCGGGTTGGCGTTGATGACCTCGACGCCAAGCTTTGCCAGCGACGGGGCGATCGCTTTGAATTCGGCGGCGTGCTTGTCGAAGCAGCCCTTCACCAGCGGCCATGGATAGGCCTCGTCGTGATGATGCCTGCGGCCTTGCACGATCTGCCCGTCGACGCCGAGCAGGACGATCCTCGCGGCGCCGAAATGCACCGCCAGATTGATGGCGCCGGTGACGCTGGTCGTCTGAAGCGCCAGCCGGTCAGGGCTTTCCGCAAGACCCTTGCCAGGCGCGATCTTCTTCAGGTTCCTGATGCGCTTGTCCGACCATTCACATGTGGTGACGATCAGCCCGGCGAAATCCGGATGGAACTTCGTCCACCATCGGCTGTCGGCGAAGAACAGCACATCGGCATGAGGGTATGTCCGCCAGGCCGAATTGATGGCGATGACATGGCTGCCCGCGAGAGCCGAGAGATCCTGGCCGAGGACCGACGCGCCGCCGGCCAGGATGAAGACGGTCTCGCCCCGCCACAGCGGCGGGACGGACCAGAGTTTCGCCGACATTGGATCAGGCGGTGCGCTTGCCCTGCATCAGGGTCTTCGGCCGTGTGCAGATCGACAGGATGTTCGACTGGCTGTCGAGGTTGACGCCCTTGCCGTTGTCCATCAGATATTGCTTGGCGTACATGCGCTGGCCGATGGTGTTGACGGTTTCCATATAGTCGCCCGGCGCGAAATAGGAGCGGAACAGGTTGGGCACGCCGACCGGGAAGAGATGGCACTTGTCGGTGTTGACGAAGGCGGTGGCGTCGACCTGGCCGCGATAGTTTTCCCATGTGATGCCGCCGAACTCGAAAATGCCAAACGACTGGCCGCCGGAGACATAGCCGCTGCGCAGCTGCGAGGCTTCCGCCTGGGCGAGATAAGAAGCGCGGACTTCCGGATGCGCGATCAAATCGTCGAAGAAGGCGTCGCCGCATTCGGCGCGCACGCTGGAAAACACCGTGCCCGCGAGATTGTTGGCAATGGTGCGGATGATGCCAGCGCATTTCTTGCGCAGCACGCCGGATGCCGGATTGGCGTTGGCCAGGTCGAAAGCGACCTCGGCTTCCTGCGACACGCCGAATTCGGTGAACAGGTTGAGCGTCGTCGAATCGGCATAGGTGACGATGCCCTTGATGGCGCCGATGCGGGCGTATTCGATGGTCGCTTCCATCGACTGCGTGTGCGTGGTCAGCCGCTCGCCGACCTTGCCCATCACCGTGTCGAGTTCGGTCATCGAGCCCCAGGCGCGGACGTTCTGAACTTCCTCGGCATAGACGGCGTCGTTGATCTCGAAATGCGGCACGAGGAACGGACGGGCGCTGCGCAGCGTCTTGTCGAGCGTGGTGCCAGGGCCGCCGCGCGCCGTCGGCGCGATCAGCTTGAGGACGCCGTCGCGCTCCTCGATGGCGACCGTCGTCGTGGTCACGCCGCTTTCCTGGAACAGGCCGAGCTGGCCGAGGCGGCCGGGCACGAACTTCAGCTTGTTGATGGAATCGGTGAGCGAGACGACGCTGAAGGCATCGTCATTGAAGATGTCGAGCATGGGCATGATGGTGTTCCTTCGGATCGCCGCTCTTCAAGCGGGCGGTTGTGGGGAAAGAATGCCCGCTGTCAGCGGACGATGATGTGCAGCGTGGCGAGGCCGGCGAGCGCGCCGGCATCGAGCAGGCCGTCGGTGGCCTCGGTCGAGGTCAGCATGTTGCCGTTGACCTCGGCCAGACGGGCGACATAGGCGACCAGGTCGCCGTCTTCGGCGGCGTTGATGGCAACGCCGACGACGGTGCCGGTGCCGTTGTAGGAGACCAGCGCGTTGGAGGTGATCTTGACGACCTCGCCGGCCTTCAGCGTGCCGCCGGCGGGAAGGCTTTCGCGCGAGATGTGGCCGTCGTCTTCCGAGATAATGAATTCAGCCGTGTGACGGGCTTCGTTGAGAGCGGTCATGGGGGAATTTCCTTTGATTGAGAGGAGCGCCGCCAGCGGCGCGGTTGAAGATCGGGCCGGCTATTTGAAGCGGGCGTTGATCTTGTCGATGGTCTTGTCCCAGGCGTTGCCGTCGCCGGCATTGCCGCCGGTGCTTTGCGGCTTGATCTCGCGGCCGGAGCCGTCGACCCTGCCGGCGAGCAGCGTGGCCACGACTTCGGCGTGCGGCTTGCCGTCCTTGATGAAGCCCGAGGCTTTCACCGACTGGCCGGCCAGATGGCAGGCGGCGGCGATGTTGGCATCGGCTTCGCGGGTCGCCGTGATCGCCAGGGTCACCGCCGCGGCAACCGCGTCGGCCTTGGCCTTCTCCGGATCATCCGGCAGGGTGCCTGCGAATGCTTCGAGGTCGGCGACGACCTTGCCGCCATCCTCGTGCAGCGCCTTTAGCCGCACTTCCTGTTCGGCGGTAATTTCTCCGTCCGCCTTTTCGATCGCGGAGTTGATAGCGTCTGATTCCGTCTTCAGCGCGCGCCTCTTGTCGAGCAGCGCCATAAGCACTTTCTTCATGTCTGCGGTCCTTTCCACAATTGTCCGGGATGCGATACGTTCGTGATGCCGTACCGCGCCCGGAGCGCCGACGGCCGAAACGGTCAGATGAACTGGCGCTGCGTCGCCGAGGCCGACATGCCGGAGCGCTTGCCGCCCTTGGCCAGCCTGGCGACGGTCTCTTCCAGCGTCGCGACACGGTCGACCATGCCGAGCTTCAGCGCTTCCTGGGCGAGCACCGCGCGGCCACCGCCGAAATTCTTGTCGCTGGATTCCGGGTCGGCCTTGACCACCGACACCGGCACCCCACGGCCCTTGGCGACATCGCCGGCGAACATGCCGTAGAAGGTGGTGACGTTGCCGAGCAGCGACGCAAGGCCAGCCTCGTCGAGCGGCTGGAACGGATTGCCCTCGACCTTGCGCGGGCCGGCCGAGATCATCGTCACCTTGACGCCCTCGGCCTCGAGCGCGGCCGACATGTCTTCATGCACGGTGTAGACGCCGATCGAGCCGACGGCGCCGGAGGGCGAAACGACGATCTCGTCTGCGGCGCTGGCGATCCAGTAGGCGGCCGACAGCGCGATGGTGTTGGCGACGGCGACAATCGGCCGGCCGTCGCGGCGGGCCGAGCGGATCATGGCGGCGGTTTCCGGGACCAGGTCGACGCGCCCCCCGGGCGAATCGATGTCGATGACGATCGCCGAGACGCCTGCATCGTTGGCGACCTGGCTGAAGGCGCGGCGGAAGTCGGTCATCAGCGCCGCCGGCTGCGACACGTCGACGACGGCTTCGGCGCGCGGCAGGATCGGCCCGACGATGCGCAGCACGGCGACGCTGCCGCGCTGGTCGAGCGACGCCGGCCGGTCGGCGGGCGCGGCGCGAAACGGCTCGCTGCGCGGGCCGTTCTGGTTGCGGAACAGTAGCATCGCCGCCAGCTGGTCGGCCTTGCGCGGATCGATGAACCAGGCGTCGCTGGCGAAGGCGCGCAGCACGCGGTCGATTTCATGCGCCATTTTGGGGTGCTCCTGGCGGCTGATCCGGGGGTGGCGGCGTGTCCGCATTGTTGGGCTTTTGCGGGGAGGCTGGCGCAAAAGCGCTTGGCATGCGGATCAGCTTCTGTTCGCGTTGCCGGTCGGCGGCGATGCGCTTGTCGTTTTCCTCGGGATCGACGCCCATCGCCTCGACGACGTCCGAGCGCGACTTGAAGCCGGCATCGACCGCCAGCTTTTCGGCCTGCAGATCCTTGAGCGGGTCGATCCAGTCCCATTTCGGCGGGATATACTTGGCCTTCTGGAACGACGGCTCGGAGCCGACATAGGCAGATGGTGCGATCGGCACCGCGCCGACCAGCACCGCGTCACCCAGCCAGCGCTGCCAGACCCGACGGCAGAGCTGGAAAATCAGCGAATGGTTCTGCGTGGCGCCGATCTCGCGGCGGAATTTCAACATGCCGGCGCGCTGCGAGCCGTAAGAGGCCTGGCGCAGATCGCCGGTCATGTCGGCATACGGCACGCCGGCGCCGGCCGAGACCTGTAGGTTGGCGCGATACTGATAGGCCTCGTAATTGCCGCCGACATCGGCCGGTTCGGAAATGGTGATCTCTTCGCCATCGGCCAGCGTCACCACCGAGCCCGGCTCGAAGGCCAACCCCTGGTCGACGCCGGCGGCCGCGGCTTCCGTCTCGCCGGTGGCCAGGACCGGGTCCGCATCTTCCGGAAGCGGCTTGGTGATGAAGGCGTTGAAGGCCGAGGCGAATGCCTTTCGCTCGGACTCGTTGTCGTCGTAATTGTCTAGCTTTGCCGCGCGCAGTATCGCCGAAAGCGTGTGCGGGATGCCCCTGACCTGGCCGGCCTCGAGCTGCCGGAAGACGTGCATCACCTCGGAAGCCGGCACGGTGGTGATCTCGCCGGTGAAGTTTATGTCGCCGGGCCGCTCGCGATAGAAGCGATAGCCGAGACGCTTGTTGATCGGGCTGAAGACGACGCCGTTGCGCACGATCAACCCGTTGGGGAGGTTGAGATTGTCGGCATGGTTGAGCATTTCCGACGGCAGCAATTGCAGTTGCAGAGGCACCGAAAGGCCGTCCTCCGGCAGGCGCGGCCGGAAGCGGACGAAGCATTCGCCGGCATCGAACATCTCGCCGCCGATGATCGACTGCTGGCCGTAGAAATCGGTCAGCCCGTCGGCGTCGCTCTCGTCCGTCCATTCCAGCCATGCCTGCATGATCAGGTCGCGCAGCGCGGGATCGGTGATCAGTGACGACGGCTTGATGCCGTCGCCGATCAGCGCCGCGATGTAGGAGCGCTTGGCGGACGAGATCTGCGGGTTGTTGCGGGCGAGATAGCGCGAGCGCGCCACCACGGTGCGGCCATAGGACCGCATCAGCATGTTGATGTCCTGCACCGCTGTCGGCAGCGCCTTCATGCGGCGACCGGACTGGCCGGCGTCGAAGGCCTGCATCTGCTGCGGCTTCATCAGCCGCGGCGTGCCGACCAGGCCTTCGGCGCCGACAGCGATGCGGTAGCGCGGCTTCTGCACGGCGTTCATCAAAGCCCCTTCGACGACTGATAGGCCCGGCGCAGGCGCGGCCGGCTGGTGCCGTTGGCGAGCGCGATCTGCTTTTCCAGCGCGTTTTCGGCTGCCTGCATGTCGGCGTCGGACTTGTAGTCGACGCGCTCGTCGCCGTGCCGGATCATCAGCACGCCGGAAGAACGGGCGCGGCGCAGCGTGTCCAGCATGGCCTGCAATTCGCTGGTCGCGATGCTCATTGCGTTCTCCGGATGGTTCTGACGATGCGACGCGTGGCGATCGGCGCAGGCGCGGCTGGCTTCGGTTTCGGCGGCGGAGGCGGAAGGTCCGGCAGGCCGGGCGCCATCAGATCCTCGAGATCGTACTGCTGTGCCGCCGGCGGCCGTTCGCGGTCGGCCTCGTATTTGTCCCAGGCCGCATCGGGCATAACGCGGATGCCGAGCTTTATTGCAGCGGCTTCCGCCTGCAGATGCGTGTCGAGGCCCTCATTCGCCTGCGCCGGATCCTTGACCCATTCATAGGCGATGAAGCCGGTCTTCAGCCGCTTGGCGCGCCTTGTCTCGGCGGTCAGCTGCTTGAAATACTCGTCGTCGAGGCCGCGCGGCAGGGCGATGTAGCCGCGCTCCAGCGGATCGTCCTTCACCAGGTTGCGGTAGAGGCCCATCTTCAGGACCGACGTCGCGAAATTGTAGAACCGCTTGGAGTAGGAGAGCAGCTTGCCGGAGCGGCTGCGTTCCTTCTTCACCCTGGCCAGCAGCGGCGCCGATTCCGAGCCGACGCCGCGCAGCATGATGACCTTCGAGGCCAGGTGCCGCTTTGCCCAGCCCCAGACGTCCTCGGTCCAGGCATTGCCGTCGATGCCCAGCATGTCGATGCCGATGCGGCGGCCATAGCCGTTGACGAACTCCTGCTTGACCAGCGCGTCGAGAAACGCCCAGCATTCCTTCGACGAGATGTGGCCGGGGAACACGCCATAGTCGACGACGGCGCGGCGATAGTCCCTGCCCCAGGCCACCACCTGGTATTCGATGCGGTCGCCCTGGCAGTCGACGCCGACGGTGACCAGCGGGAAGCCGACCGGGATCGTCTTGCGCGGATAGGGCGACTGTGCCGCCCGGTCGCGCAACGCTTCCCAGGGCGGCGCCTCGCCGAGCGTCTTGTAGGCGCGGCCGACGACGTCGTTGAAGAACGTCTGTTCCGAGGCCGGGTCGCCTCGGGCATTGATCCAAGAGCGGGCGATGCGCTCGAAGGATTGCAGCAGCGAATAGGCCGACCACAGGTGGAACGAGCGGTGGAAGCGCTTGGCCTTGGCGTTCTCGGCGCGCCAGGCCTCGATGCCCTGCTTTTCCAGTTCGCGAGCGGCGCGAAACATCGCCGGGCGGTGGTGCTCCTCGATGACACCGCCGCATTCGGGGCAGGAGAAATGCGAGTTTTCCGGCTTTTCCTCGTCGAGGTTGGCGAGGAAATTTTCCCATTCCAGCGTCTGCGGATGGCCGCAGTGCGGGCACGGCAACCAGAGCTTTTCCTGGCTCCCGTCCTCGAAATTCTTCGTAATGCGGCAGCCCGGGTCGACGAGCGGCGTCGACACCTTCAGGATTTTCGCGAACTCATGCGCCTGGCTGCGGCTGTCGGCCTGCGTCTCCGGGTCGCCTGCATTGTTCATTTCCCATTTGGCGAGGTCGTCCTGGACCTGCCGCTTCATCGTCACCTGGGAGAGTGACGCCGGCGAGTTGGCGCCGGAGATCTGGATGGCGCCCTTGCCGTCGATGCGCTCCTTGTAGAGCACCGAATCGGAGCCGTCGCGGGCCTTCATCGGGAACAGTCTGGCGAGCGCCGTAGTGCCCTTCAGCATCGGCACCAGCTTCATCTTCGACCAGCGCTGGGCGTTGTTCTCGGTCGGATGGACGTAGAGGAAGTCGCCGGGGTCCATGGCGAGCGAGCCGCCGGTGAAGATGTTGGCCAGCACCGTGCCGCCGAGCTGCGCCGACTTGTGGACGCTGACGACGCGGCAGGGATCGTCGGGCGACAGCGCCCGCAGGATCTCGTCGAAGTAGAAGAACAGGTCCCGGTTGTATGGGCCGGGCAGCGGGCTTTCGCGCTGCGTGAAGACGATGTTGTCTTCCGCCCAGCGCAGATAATCGACCGGCGGCGGCGGCGTCATCACCTCGGCCAGCACGTCGGCCGCGATGCGCTCGGCGTTGGCGACCTGGACGAAGTGGGCGGTCATTCAGGCCTGCGGCGGCCAGGTATGGCTCTTGCGCACCTTGGCCCAGGCGACGCTATCGGCCTTGACGGGATGACAGCCCTTGCGGACGTAGTGCGCCATCCAGGCCTCGGCGCGAGGGCGAAGGTTCACGAACTCGCTAGATCCGAAGCCAGGCATCAGGCTGCTGTCTCCTCAATGATCGTCTCGACGAATTCCGGCAGGCTGCCGGCGCGGCGGCGGGCACGTTCTGCGGCGCTCGCCTTCTTCTCGTTGCGGATCCGGCGCAACAGGTGCAGCACGTCGCGCTGCGGCATGTGGTATTCGGCAGCCACCGCGGTGGCGAAGTCGGTCAGCATGCCGGCGTTCTCGTCATCGATCGCCTGCGCCAGCTTGGTCATCTCGGCGCGTACCTGGCCGGCATCGATCAGGCGTCCGGAGCGCAGCGCCTCTTCCTGGGCGGCGATGCGGTTGCGGCGGCGCTCGGCCTCGAGCCGCTGCTGCTTGAGCTCGTCGTCAACGTTCGGTGTGCGCAGCGGTGCGTCGGCCGGTGGGCGAGACGGTTCCGGCTGATCGTCGGGCTCAAGCTCCAGCCGCGTCGAGATGCCGTTGCCCAGCGCCTGGCCGATGTCGCGCTTGGCGCGGATCTGCTCGACCGCCCTGGCAACGATCACCTTGGCGTTGCGGCCCTGCCCGTCCAGGGCGTCGGGACCGATCATGCCGGCCGCTATGTACTGGCTGACCCGCCCGGCGCTCACGCCAATGTGCGCCGCGAAGTCGCCCTTCGACAGGGTCTGCATGTTTAGCGCTCTTTAGGCTGCTGTTTAGGCGCCTCTTTAGGCTCCGAAAAACGCGTCAGACTGGACACATCCCGCGCTACGCCGTCCCGCATACGGTTTTGGGGGCGGGAGGACCCGTGGTTTGGTGCGGCGCGGCGTGGGCGGCGCTGCATTGCAGCGTCGCGTGGTGCGGTGCACCTGAAACGCAAAACCCCGCCTCGTTGCCGAAGCGGGGTTGCCAATCTGTTTATCCGTGACAAGACATCCTCCAAATCTCTGCACGCGTCAAGCGGGTGCCGCCGCCTTTTTGTTGAACAGCTTGAACCATTGGGGATAGCGCAGCTTCATGGCTGCATCGGCCTTGTCCTGCTGCGCCTTGAGCAGCACCGCATTGCCGACGAGATCGGGCAGCACGCGCGACGTGGGCATGGGTGTGAGCCATGGTGCCACGGGTATGGTGGTGGGCAGCATGGCCACGTCCTGCATCTTGTGCGCCACCGCCTCGAACACCATGGCCAAGGCCGACAGCCAGATCTCATGCTCGGCCCTGGCGATGATGGCGTTGACCGGATCGGGGTCGAGGTAGGGCTTGGTGTAGGCGCCAGGCAGCGCATCGCCGCGCTTGTCGACACCCTTGACCTCGATCATGCGCGCCACCGTCTCGTCGACACCGTCGACCTTCCTGCCCGTCAGCTGGTCCTGCGTGACCTGCAGATAGTAGCGCGGCTTGCCATTTCCGTGGCGCTCGATCTCCTGGCAGACATCGTCGAGCTGCATGCCATCCGCATCCCAGCCCATCACCGCACGCCGGATGATCAGCTCGGATGGCTTCAGCCGCAGTGTCACCCTACCCTGCCCGTCCTCATGGGTCATGCGCCGCCATGCATCGCTGACCGCCTTGGCGCCAAGACCAGCGAAGCGATCAAGCTCGGGCGCCGGGCGCCAGTCCTCGGGCAGGTCGAGCGCCAAGTCGTCGAGATCCATCACAGCAGCGCCGATCACCTGCGCATCCTCGCACGGCCAGCTGTCCGCCGAGAAGTCCGGCACCGCACCGAAGGCGTTGACGCCGAAAGCATCGACCAGCGACAGCAGTTCGGCGAAACGCCCGGTGCTGTCCCATCCGCCAGCCATCGCCATCGGCTTGTCCTGCCGTCTCGGCACCTTAGGCAACTCGTCGCGCCATGCCCATGCGATGACATCCTCGACCGGCCCGCTGCGCTTTCCCGCCGCATTTCGGCTCAACGGGCGGTTTCTGCTGGTGACAAAGCCCAGATCAGCACCATCTGCACCCATTTTCATTATCTGCACCCTTTCCTCAAGTGGCTAAACTCTTGCTTTCGCAAGCAAAACAACAATAGAAAAACGCGATGGTGCAGATGGTGAGGGTAATCTGAGATAACGCATATGACAGGCAGAACAGCCGCCCTATCCCCTTGCCGAGACATCACATGCGTACCCGGAAATAACCGGCACCATCGGCACCATCTGCACAACCGATTGATTTCCCTATCCCTTTCACGGTGCCGGTGCGGCGACATGGCGGACGGATCGGCACCACCGGCACCGCAGAGGGTGCAGACAGACGCGATGCCAAGCCTCGCAGCGCGAAGCCTGACCAAGGGGAGAAGGGAAAAGCGTTCACCGGATCTTGCCCTCGCGCGCCAAGCGTTCGATCAGATCGATGCGCATGCCGATCCAGCGCATGAACGGGATCGCCATGGAATTGCCGTAAGCCTTGTACTGCGGCCCATCAGGGCACTTCTCCGCAGGCCTGCCCTTCCACGGGATGCGGCAGCGATCGTCGTCGAAGCCCTGCAGGCGAGCGCATTCGTGCGGCATCAGGCGGCGAACAGCAGCGCCTGCTATGGCCGGCGGGTGCGCTTGCGCCGATAGCGCATGCATCGGATCACCATCCTGCGGGTTGCTGCCATTTTTCGGGCTGGTCATTTGCGTGGTGTCGAACGGTATCGCGACGGCACCGACACCGATGCCTGCGCGACCGCCACTCGGCGTCAGAACCGCATTGGCGGTTCCGTCCTGGCGATATTCGAGATCGTGTCCATCACCCCGGCCGCGCACCGCAAGCGTGTAAGGCTCTTCTGCGATGGCAGGCTGCATCGTTGTTTTGAGTGGAGGGGAAAGGCCCTCCATCGTAGGCATTGACTGCGATTCCGACGCATACCAGTCGAAGGCCAGCGGAATACCCCGGCCGGTGCCGTCTTCGCTTGCATCGAAACCCTCGCCGCGCAGCGTGTGCGCCACGTAGGTTTCCTTGCTGTCGTCGTGGCTGGAATTGCCCTTTGCGAGCAACGGCAGCGCGACGAGGTTCTGCACCTCGTCACCGGCCGGGCCGCCTGTCCCTTTCGACCACTTGGCCGAGACGGTGCCGGCTACGAGGTTTTCGGTAGTATCGGCGTCGTTACGGTAGCCGCTGCCATCTGGAGAGCCTGCCGTAATTGGGGCGGCAATTCCTTGCCCCGCTTTTCGGCGCGGCGCAGGATGCCCCTGCATGCCTTCGGGCTCAAGAAGTACCGCCGCGGCACGTCGCCAGTCTCCAAGATATCCGACAACGACGACACGTCGCCGTCGCTGGGGGACGGCACGAGCGTAGCCGTCCACTCGGATATATTGAGCGTCAAGCACGCGCCACGCGATCCCGTAGGATGCAGCGCTTCCCGCAACGATGCCGGCACCTCGCCAGCCGCCGACGGGCACGCCGACGACCCGTCCGGTGAGGAAGCCCAGAAAGTCAAGCAAAGTCTCGTCCACCGGCGCTGGAGAAGACGCCGGGCACATTTTCCCAGACGACCCAGCGGGCGCCAAGGCGCTTAGCCAGGCGGACATACTCAAGGGCAAGGTTGCCGCGCGGATCATCCAGGCCGAGACGCTTTCCGGCGACGGAGAAGGATTGGCAGGGCGTCCCGCCGACGAGAAGGTCGACAGGTCCAGCGTCGCCTGGGATGGATGTGAAATCGCCATAGTTCGGCACTCCGTTCTTGGAAAGCGGTTCGCCCGGCAGATTCGAGCCGTAGTGATGCGCAAGCACGGCGGACGGGAACGCCTCGATCTCGGAAAAGAATTTCGGCCGCCAGCCAAGCGGCTCCCATGCCACCGAAGCCGCCTCGATGCCGGAACAGACCGAGCCATAGGTCAGCATGAAGACCTCTTGAAACTTAGGGCCAATGGTCCTATATAAGCGAGATCGAAAAGGAGATTGCCATGGACGTTGTCGCCCGCCTCGAAGCCCTCGCCGCCGCACCGAAGGTTTGGCGCTGCATATCGATCTTCAGCGACGGCAAGGTCCGCACCCATGACCAGCCGACGAAGGCAATGGCCGAGGGACACGCAACGCGCCAGCGCCGTTTCCTCGACAAGGTGGTTGCCACGGTCGACGGCAAGAACATCACGCTCGACATTGTCGAGGTTCAGTACATCGGCAACGATTGGGCGGTGGCGGCCGAGCATCTCGGTTGCACGGTCGCCGAACTGAAAGCCTACGCTTGACCCCATCCGAGCTCGAAACGCGCGCCAAGGCGCTCTATGGCGATGACTGGCAGTCGCCATTGGCGCGGCGCGTGCGCGTCGACGCGCGCACCATGCGAAGATGGAAAGCGGGCGAGCGGCAGATACCGGAATGGCTTGAAGCCTTCCTTGATCTGCTGGCGAAATATCCTGACGACCGCTGATCACCGCCCATCCTCCCCATAGCCGCCATGCCCCGGATCGCCGCCACCCTGGCTTTGCCATTCCGGCCGAATGCCGATGCCGCGATAGAAGGTTTCGCCGTGCGAGCGCTGGCGCTGGAACTGCCTCATCTGCCCGTCTGGCCCCTCAAAACTGCGCTCAGCCGACTTGGCGAAGCGCTTTTCGAAGGTCGAGCGGTTGAAGGCGAACACGCCTTCCGAAGCCGCGAATTTCTCGAAGGCGTGATAGAGGTCGATCGGCTTTTCCTTGTCGTCGGGATTGCCGGTGACATGGCAGGCCATGCGGATGAAGGTGCCGATGGCGTCGCTTTCCTGGCGGTATTCGTTCGACGCCGCGCGCACGCCCTCGGGGATCTCCAGCCCGTGGTTGAGATAGTCGACGGCGCCCTCGACCATCCAGGCGAACACCGCACCGGCCTCTGCCCTTAGCTTCCTGGGCAGTGCCCGGTCGGTGTCGCCTTCGGCGATCTGCACCGTCCACGGCACCAAGAGCAGGCGGCGCCAGATGCCGTCGGAATCATCATCGATGCGCGGCTTGTGGTTGCCCGACAGCACGATCTTGAAATGCGGGTCGACCTCGAAGAAATCCTTGTGCAGGCGCCGCACCGGGATTTTTTCGCCGCCGGTCAGCGTCTTGATCAGCGCGTCCTTGAGCTTGACGCCGGCTTCCGGTTCCGAAGCCGCAACCAGCCGCGCGCCAGGCAGCCGGGCGAGATCCGGCGTCGCCTCGCCACCGCCGCGCTTGTTGTCGCCGGAAAAGCTGTCGATCGACAGCGTCACCGCATAGTCGCCCATGATAAAGCAGAGCAGGTCGACGAAGGTCGACTTGCCGTTCCGGCCGGCGCCATAGAAGAACAGCATCACCTGCTCGATCGTCAGCCCGGTCAGGAGATAGCCGCAGAAGCGTTTCAAGAAGGCGCGGATCGCCGGGTCCGGCTGCACCTTGATCAGGAACTTCTTGAACTCGGGCATGGCTTTCTCCCCCCTTGAGGGGGAGATGGCCGGCAGGCCAGAGGGGGTCGGTTCGACTGGGTGAGGGCCAGATGGCGCCAGCGCTTCATGTCTGGCGACCCCCTCTGTCGGCTTTGCCGACATCTCCCCCTCAAGGGGGGAGAACCATTCGGCCTCGACCATCTTGGTGATGAAATCGCCCTGCCGGTGCTCGCGCAGCCGCGCGGTCCAGACGAAGCGAGGATCCTCCGGGTCGCTTTCCTGATCCTCGACCTGGACGAAGTCGATCGTGCCGGCGCGGCAGTTGACGCTGTAGCGGTCGGTGTTGAGATCCCCGACCTTGCGCGCCATGTAGGGCTGGCCCTCGGCGAGCAGATTGTTGAGTTTTGACGATCCCGCCGTCGACTTGGCGTGGCGGCGGCGCGAACCGATGCGGGCGCCGAGCTGCTCGGCGACGCGTTTTGCGGCCTCGACCGCCATCTCGTAACCGCGCTTGCGGGCGAGTGCCGCGATGTCGGGCAGGCGCTTGCCCTTGTCGGCTTCCATGCGCGCCAGCGCGTCGAGCGCCACCTCGCCGGCAGCCATCGTCGCCTGCTCGTCGTCGCTCGGATCGATGGCGCCGGCTTCCTTGCGGATCGCCTCGGCGGTGCGATGCGCCAGGCGCCGGATCAGCGAGCCGTCCTCGTCTTCCTTCCAGCGCTTGCCGTCGAACACATGCCAGCCGATATGCGCCACGCAGATGGCGATGTGGCTCGCCGCACCCGCATGCTCGCTGGCGAGATCGCCGAAGCGACGGCGCAACCTGCGGCCGTTGCCGATGTCGGTTTCCGGCTCGGCCGCGCAGGCGGCGAGCAGAAGCCGTTCGGGCGAAGGCTCGTCGCCTTCTGGCGGCGGCGCGTCATCGTCCGGCAAATCCGGTGAAAAGTCGTCGTCGTCTTCATGCATGGCGCTATATGGCCACCAGGTTCTTGCGCCAGTCGAAGAAGCCCAGCGCGCCCTTTACGGGGATGAATGGCAGCGGGCGCTGGTTGGCGAGCACAAATCCATAACGGCCGACAAACCATGGGCTATTGGACGCAGCGACGCAGTCGACGACATCGGCCACGCCGACAATTCCGCCTCTTTGGTCTGCCCATGCAGGCGGGCTGAATTCCTCCATAAATCCCGCCTTGCCGACCAATCTCGAACCGGTATCGATCCGGTAAGGCTCGCCGGTGACAGGGTGGAACGGGCCACTGTGGTGCGTCAGCGAATGGACGCAATCCATGTCCTCTTTCTTTCCGGCATGGATACAGACAGGGCCACGGAACCTCGTCGGCCAATCCCTATTTTCAATCGCCTTGTGGCGATTGACGATAAGCCAGGCCCACGGCTGCATGATCGAAAGCGCTTTCAGCGGAAGATGTTCCATGCCCTACCCCATCCGCCCCATGCGCACGCGTGTCGTCACGCTGCGCAGATAGGGGCGCTCCTCCAGCACCGCCGCCGGTCGCCGCCACGATTGCCGGCCGGCGCGCTCGGCCTTGTCTTCAAGCCGGAAATTCGACGCCATGCGGTTGATCGCCTGGAACACCCGCAATTCCTTGGCGGTCGCGCGATCGAAACGGTGCGCCATGTAGAGATCGTAAAGCTCCGCGCCGCGCTTCATGCGCCGGTTGTTCCAGTCCTTGCGGCATTTCGGCGTGCAGAACTCACGGCTCGTCGCCCGCTCGAACGGCTCATCGCATTCCAGGCAGGCGTCTAGGCGCGCCATCAGGAAGCGGGCTCCAGTTCGTTAACCATGCTTTCAGCGGCCACTGGCGCATCGTCGGCCTCTTCCTCGCTGTCCTGAGGCTCCAGCGCGGTCAGCGCGTCGGCCGAAACTGCCGCCGTTTCGCGCGTCATGTTGATGCGCGCCTGGCGGAAATATTTGTCCTTCAGCTCGAAGCCGAGGCCGCGCCGGCCGGACTGCACCGCCGCCCAGACTTCCGAGCCGATGCCGAGGAACGGCGTGAAGACGATGTCGCCGGGATTGGACCACAGATCGATGCAGCGATCGATGACGTCGAGCTGCAGCGGCGAGATGTGCGCCTCGTCATTGCCGTCGCGCGCGGTCAGGTATTGCAGGGTGCGGGTTTGCCGAATATCCATCCACACCGGTGAGGCGTAGCGCTGCCAGACCTCGATCGAGAACCAGTTGCGGCTGTCGTTGTCGGTGGTGAATTTTTGGAAATCCGGCCCCTCGCCCTCGCCGACATAGCGCTTCAGCGCGCCGCTGACCGGCTCGGGATTGTCGCCCGGCTTGCGGAAGGCGACGATGTAGTCGGCCAGCGCCTGGCCCGAAATGGTCGAGTCCTTCACCACCTGCTTGTGGTTCAGCCGGTGCGATTTCGACCGCGCCTGCGCCACCACGGCATCCTTCCAGATGCAGACTTCGGAATGGAACTGCCAGCCGGCATCCTGCCAGGCCCGGATCACCTCGCCGCGGAAGTCGCGCATGCCAATAAAGCCGTCGCGCCGCTTCGAGGTCGGCAGCTGCATGACATGCACCGCCTGGATGCGGCCGGGCATGGTGATGCGCAGCATTTCCGAGATCAGGAACTGGTAATGCTGCCAGAAGGTTTTGCCTTCGGAATTCGACAGGTCGCGATCCGAGCCGGAGAATTTGTACAGCCCCTCGAAAGGCGGCGAATGCACGCCAAAATGCACACTGTCGCCCGGCACCGCCCGGATCAGCTCGCAGCTGTCGCCCTGATAGATCGCGTAGCGGTCGGTGACGTCCTGGTCGACGGCCTTTATCGCGGGGAGTTTTTTCACGACGCCTTCGCCTCATATCGCTTAGCCACAAAGGCGCATGCCGCTTGGTTGCCGCCGATGCAGTCGAGCGATCGGCAGATGTCCTGGGAGATCAGCCCCATCCCGATGAAGATGAGCAACGCAGCGACGACGTTCACGCGAATTCCTCCCAAGCCGGCAACCGCAATTTCTGTTTCGGCTGATAATCGTGCCGCTCAAGTGCTGCACCGCGCACCGCGACCGACGACAAATCGGCCATATGCCGCACCATCGCCGCCGCCATGCGCTCGGCGTCCTGCTCCTTGCGGTCGAGATTGGCGATGATCGCGCCTTCGGTGTCGGCGGCGATGAAGTCGGCCGTCACTTCGCTGCCCTGGCCGAACCGCCAGAAGCGGCGGATCGCCTGGTAGACCTGCTCGAAACTGTCGTTGAGGCCGACGAAGCCGGTGCGGTGGCAGTGCTGCCAGTTCATGCCGAAACCGCAGATCGACGGCTTGGTCACCAGCACGCGGATCTTGCCCTGGCTGAACGCCTTCAGCTTTTCTTCCTTGTAGTCGTCGTGGTCGCTGCCGCGCACCTCGACCGCGCCGGGTATGGCCTTGGTCACGCCCTCGGTTTCGGCGTTGAGGTTGCCCCACCAGACGTAATGGCCATCGGCAGGCGTCAGCGCCACCGCGCGCGCGATGCGATGTTCGATCGTCGATTTTCTCGCGTGGTTGCGTTCCTGCAGGGTTTTCGCCTGCACCGGCAGCAGCGAGAACTGCCCGCCATCATCCCAATGCGAGCCGGTCTCGACCACATGCAGGCGCTTGGTCAGCGGCGGCAGCTCATATCCGTCGTCGCTGTAGCCGAGGTCGGACGGCTTGCGCAGCATCACCGCCCACGACGCCATCCAGCGCCAGAACTCGTTTTCGGCATGGCCCTTCAGCCGCCAGCTTTTCGTCTCCGACCCGTCATGGGTGAAGAATGTGGCGAGCATCGAGAAATAGCTCATCACGCCGAGGAACTCGGCGTGGCTGCCGAGCTCCATGAAGTCGTTCGGCGCCGGCGTCGCCGTGGCCGCCAGCCGGAACGGGATCGGCCTGGCGATCTCGATCAGCCGGTTGCGGTAGTGGCCGTCGAAGCTTTTCAGGATCGAGCTTTCGTCGAGCGCGATGCCGCCATAGCGCGAGAGGTCGAACAGATCGAGCTTCTGGTAATTGGTGATGGCGGTCTCGTCGACGACGCCGTCACGGGTGACGACGCGCGCCAGCAGATCGTATGTACGCGCCTCGTCCTCATGCTGCGGCCCGACCGCCAGCGGCGCGAACAGCAGCACCGGCTTGCCGGTATGGTTGGACACCACGCGCGCCCAGACCAGCTCCATCAGCGTCTTGCCGAGTCCGGTGCCTGCGAACACCGCCGCGCGTCCACGCCTGAGTGACCAGCGCACGATGTCGCGTTGGTGCGGGAACAGGAACGCCGGCAGGTCCGGCAGATCGATCAACCCGCTGGCGACATCGGCGACGCGCTTCTGCGCAAGGAAATCGTGGTAGGATTGCAGGGTCATGCCGGCACCACCTCTCCGATTGGACGGACATCAGCCGGATGCGAATAGAAGACACCCTCGGAATCTTCGCGCGCGAAACGCGTGTATTGGTTATGGCTAGGCAGGCAGAGATAGGCCACCTCGCCGGAAACCAGCACCTTCTCGCCGAACCGTGGCGGGTCTGGAATTCGGCGAACCGTCGAGCGGATGAGAAAATCGTGAAAGCTGCAATCATGCGCCGAAGTGAAATCACGCCACGCCTTGGCCCTGGCCTTCGCAGGCGACGCCGCCTCATATTGCACTTCGTTGTAGCCGTAGACCGCCACGGCGTAGGGTTTGAGCAGGAAACTCATGCCTGCACCCGCTCGCGCGTCGAGCTGCCGTAATGCCTCCGGCAATAGGGCACCGTGCCCGCCGCTTCCGAGCGGTCGGCACCGCAGACCGGCATGTCCGGCCCGTCAGGGCCGAAGGGATCGCCGACGAAATGCAGACACTTTTTCGCGGTGACGGCGTCGAGAAAGGCGACCGGCAGCGTCGCCGGCAGGTTGGCGACGGGCACATAGGGCTGCGGGCGCTCGAACACCGGCTTGGCGGCGACGAAAGCCAGCTTCGGTGGCCGTGGCCGGCATGGCGCCGGGCGCCGCACGGGCCTGCCGTCGCCAGCCTTGATCGGCCGAACGGTGAGATGGCCGCCAGCACCGTTCAGACGCAGGATCTTGCCGATGATGGCATTGCGGCTGCGCCCCATCCTGGCGCCGATCTGGCTGGCCGTCAGGCCCTCGCCGGTCAGCTTGCGCAAGGTATGGATTTCGTCCTGCGTCCACTCGCTCATGGTTCGTCCCCTATGGAAAAGACGTGGTAGCGGGTCGCGGCGCGACGGCTGTCGCGCTCGATCCGCACCAGGCGCTTGGCGGTGAGCTGCGCGACCAGGCCCGGCACACGCGGTCGTGCCGTGCCGGCCGCGTCGGCCAGATCGGAATTGGTGATCGCGACATTGCGCGACCGGTCGACCCGTTCGTCCAGCGCCCGGTAGAGGCGCAGCGCCGTCAACGTGACGCCAAGGCTTTTGGCGATGTCGACATCGGCGCGCGCGCTTGCCGCCGGGCGCGCGGCCGGCGTTTGCGGATCGCCAAGAATGGCCTCGAAATGCTTCTGCACGAAGCTGGTCGGGCTGATGCCGGCAGCCTTCGCCGCTTTCTCGATGGCGGCATTGGTCGGCCGGTCGCACTTGACCGAGAAGCGATACCAGATGCCGGCCGGTTCCGGCGCTGACAGCGACCCACCCATCAAGCCGCCCTCCCGGTCTTGGCGCCGGCATCGATGCAATCAGTCTCCCCCCTTGAGGGGGAGATGCCCGGCAGGGCAGAAGGGGTCGGTTCGACCGGTTGAGGGCCAGATGGCGCCAGCGCTTGATGTCCGGCGACCCCCTCTGTCGGCTTTGCCGACATCTCCCCCTCGAGTGGGGAGATCAGTCGCGCCCGGTCCCGCAGCACATCGTTGAAATCCATGCCGTCCGGCGCCCAGTCGATCACGGCGTCGTGGCCGGTCAGCTCGAAGCGGTTGCGGGCGCGCATCATGGCGGCCTGCGTGGTGAAACGGTCGCTGTCGCCGTCGCCGAGCAGGATCAGACGCTCGAAATCATCGGCCGGGATCTGCAGGCAGTCGGTATCAGTCAGGTCCGGCTCATGGCCGCCGACCTTCTGCCGCCGCTTGCGGCCGATGCGGTCGGTCATCGTCAGCGACGGGTGCGGGATCTGCTCGGCCGCCTTGCCGGCGATGTTGCCGATGTTCAGTCCGCACCAAAGCGCGCAGTCGCCATTTTGGGAGCGGTGGAGCGACGCCCAGGACAGTACCGTTTCGATACCCTCGCCGAGCACGCAGCCGCCGCCAGGCTGGCCCTCGAACAGAACGATCTTGCCGCCTTTTTGGCTGCCCTCGACCTTCTTGGCATCGAGCAGGTCGCCGGTCGCCGGGTCCGATATCGCCGCCTTGCCGTTGGCCCGCGACAGGTCGAGCCAGGTGCGATGCACGCCGATGAAATGGCCCGTTGGGTATTCAGGAGTGGCCGGCCCGGTGATCGCCGCCAGCATCGCCGGCCCGGTGTGGATCACCTTGAACTCGTCGCCGGTCTTGGCGCGATGCCAATAGGCAAGGCTCGACATTTCGCGCAGCGCCCTGATCCGCCAGGAGGGGAAAGGGATCGCGCGCAGCGCAAAATAGTCGCGCAGCCAGTGGCCGCCGCGTTCCGGCTCGATCGGCGTCCCGTTCTGCCAGATCTTCCAGGCCCGCCGCCGCGCTTTTTCGCGCCACTCGTTCTTGTCGTCGTCGCTCTGCGCCGGCGCCCGTCTGGCGGCGGCGATCGGCTTCTCGCCGGTCAGCTGCTCGATCGCCTCGGCAAAGCTGCATTGGTGCACGTGCTGCACCAGCGCGATCGGGTCGCCGCCGGCGCTGGAGGCGCGGCACAGGAACACGTTCTTGCCCTTGTCGAGCGAAAACCGGTCGCGCCCGCCGCAGCACGGGCACGGCACGCCGCGCTCGTCGATCTTGCAGCCCTCCGCCGCCCCAAGCGCCAGCGCCACGTCGACGATCGACATGTCACGCGCACGGGAGACGATCTCGGCTGGGATCATTGCATCGTTCCCGGAAAGCGCATCTGCAGGCCGATCCGCAGGTCGCCGATGACCGCATCAAGGCCGCGATTGGCATCGTCGAGATCGCGAGCAAAATCCGCGACCATGTTCATGACGACGGTTTCCAGCGCGGCCATCGCATCGACCGGATGCATGCCCTCGACAGCCCTCAGAATGCGCTTGGAGGCTTTGCGGATTTCGGCGCGATCTGCGTCCATCACATCCCCCTCGGCGGCACGAACAGGCAGATGGTGCGGCTGTCGTCGCGGCCCATGACGCTGCACCAGTGGAAGCGGCCGTCGGGGCTCGGCTTGATCTTGGCGTCGCTCATCGGGATCAGTTCGCCGGTCTTGCGGATCTCGTAGCCGCGCGCGCCCTCGACGATGTCGGCGTCGGCGACCTCGCGGCAGTCGACGCCGGAACAGCAACTGAAGGGATAGGTCCAGCCAGACGGCGCATCATGCGGCCAGGCGCGGCCATGGGTGCCGGCGAGCACCAGGCCGGCGAGCATGGTGGACACCGCCAAGGCGCCAGTAAAAGAATGCAGCGGGCGGCGGGTCATGGCCGAACCTCGTCACCTTCGCGGCTGATGGTCCCGATTTCAACGGACTGTCCAGTCTCGGAGATATCCGCTTCGCGCAAGTGATAGGGCCGAGGGTCGCCTTCCCTGCAAAGGATGTAGCTGACCACGCGCAGCGGCTTGCTGATCATCAGGGGGCGCGGTTCACCAATCAGATCGGAAAGCGCATATTCCCCCGGGAAACCCGGAGGAATGGCAGTCAAGACGACAAGCGATTCAGGGACGTGCCTGACATGCTTGCGGCGCGACACCGCCACGACGTCGCCAGACTTGAATTTCGCCTGCGCGCATGGCGGAGTGATGCCGCGCCCTGCGTCCTTGACCATCAAGAGAACACCCATCACGCGCCTCCAGCCATCTTCATCGCATCAGCAAACGAGACGGTGCGCGCTCCTGGCGCATGCGCTTCATCGATGGTCAGCGCGAGGCTGTTTTCAGGCAGGCGTTTTCGGCCATCCCATTCATCGACAACCCGATCGCAGCCGAAATGCCTGCGCAATGCCTCAGCATTGCGGGTCTTGCCGCAGGCCATCGGGCCGAAGACGATTGTCGTGCTCACTTCGCGCCTCCGACCACCGACAGTCCGCCGACGCGCGCGGATGCGGCGGCGAGCCGCAGTTCAGAAACGGCGCGCTCCAGCACCGAGCACTGGCGGTCGATGCCGGCTGCCTCGGCGGGCGTCAGGCGGCCGTCCGCGAAGGCCAGCGCGCCCTTGGCCATCAGTTCGCCGGCCTGCACGACCACCTCGGCGTGGCTCGCCATCATCGAGGCGTTGGCGAGTTCGCCGGCATCGACCGTGTCGGCCAGCCGCCGTCCGTTGAGTTCGGCGAGCACCGCCGTCACCAGCGGCATCGAGCAGTCGGCTTCGAGTTGTATGACCGCCGACAGCGGCATCAGGTCGGGATAGCCGTCATTGTTCCAGCGGCCGACCTCGGTTTTCGAGGCCGAGCACTTTTCGCCGGCGCGAATGATGCCGCCGCAGCGTTCGATCAGGTCGCGCTGCGCCGCCTTCAGTCGGTAGAACCAGGCACTGGGCATGGTCGTCTCCATGAATGTCCCCCTCGCAAAGGCATTGTTGTTTTTCCCCAACCGGGAAATCCCGGCCGGGTTTCCCGTGGCGGGAAGGCTGCGGTGGTGGTGATCTGGGCGAAGTCAAACGCCGCTATGGAGGCAACAGTGCCCTGCTCATTCCGCCATCTCCTGATTTCGCTGATTGGAAAGGCCGGCCCCGGCTTGGGAGGCGTCGGGACCGGCCGCGACGCCCGGGGGCGTGGCGTCGAAATCGTTGCAGTGCCCGGCGGCGGGCCGCTGCGGCTCACCGACCGGTTCAGCCGCCACCGCCTCGCCGGGAACGGCGAAAAACCAGGCATCGTCCCAGGCGATGCCACGTGCGATCGCCGCCTCGCGGATCGCCCGCATGTCGTCGAGTGACGGCGCCACACCGGCTTCCCACCGCGACACGCTGGCCTGCGTCACGCCGGCCAGGGCTGCGAATTCAGCCTGGGTCACCCCGAATATATGGAGGCGAATATGTCTGATGGCGCTCATGGCAACGCATATTATGCGCAAACGGATAACATGCAAGCCGAAAAATATGCGCATGCGGATTTTTCTTTATCCGCCGCCCGTGGCAGCGTCCGCGCCATGAAGATCGAGGAGAAGATCCGCGCCATCATGGCGACGACGGACTGGAAGCAGCAGAAGCTCGCCGAGCTGCTGGAGGTCGGCCAGTCGACGGTCAACCGTTGGCTGGCGGGATCGGAACCGCGCGGCGATCGCCGCGACCGCATCAATGCGCTTTACAGCCAGGTCGTGGAAAACGGCCGCACCGACGAGCCGATTCGCGGCGAAGCGGAAATCCTGGCCGTGCTGCGCCGGATCGCCGGGCTCACGGAAACCGACATCAACGTCGCCCTGACCGTCATTTCCAACGCGATCAGGGTTAACACGGCCGGATCAGAACGATCTGATGCTGATGATCGATCTCAAAGCGCCACGCCCCGCCGTGAATCATCCTCATCGCGCTAGCGATCGAGGCGGCATCGCGCTCGATGCGCAGCGCCGGGTCCATGGGTCCACTCGCAATGGCGCGCAGCGCTTCCATCGCGTCCTCGCCGCACGTCTTGTCACGTGGCATGTAGTGGATCATTTCTGAAATCCCGAGCAGACCCGATTAGGAACAATTTCCTTCCCCCCTTGTCAACCGCGCCGATCCTCACTCGGCGTCTCATTTTGGTACAATTGTACGAATAGAACCATTCGCGCGAGCTTAACAGGATATTTCAACCTGTAACAATCTGCCTGTGAATAGCGGGGAGAACATATAGCACGCGTGGGACATTTATAGCACCGGTGGACTGATTTCCGGCGGCCGGCTTTTTGTCCATAAGGTCGGGCATGACGAGCCCTGACCGCATCACCATCCACATCCGTCTGACGGCCTCGCTGGTGAGGCAACTCAAGGTCTCGGCCGCCGAAAGCGGACGCAGCATGAACGCCGAAGTCGCGGCCAGGATCGAGCGCACGTTTTCCGCCGACGACGCCGACCGCAAGCGCGCGCTCGGCCTGCTGGCGGAAGTCATTGCCATACTCGACAAGGGCCAGCTGGACTAACCCGCCCTCTTCACGAAAAGGTTTTATCCGTTTGCGCATTTTTTCAGATTGACACTTATCCGTTTGCGCATATTATCCGCTTCATTCCAACCGATGGAGCGGCTATGCAATCCCCCGGCCCTTTCGATCCGCTGACCCCGCGTCAGGAACTGATCTCCGAACTCGAAGCACTTGGCTACGATTGCAAGCCCGGCGTCACGCAGGATTGGGCAGACTGGCGCGAGCGTCTGTCCGACACACAAATCCGTGACGTCATCGGCAACCTAAAGAAGGCGACCGCCGCGCCGATCCCCGCCAGCCTCGCCGGCAAACCGGGCCAGCGCTTTTCCGACGCCCGCCGCGTCGAGCACCCGGAGGCCGGCAGCGGGGCGAGGAATGCCCGCGCGGTCGAACTTGCCGACGCCATCCGCGAAATCGCCGGCTGCGGCGAATGCGCCACCGAAAAGGATCTGTCGGTGCTCGGCTTCTCGGTCGGCGAGATCATCGCCCATCTGACCGAAGCCAAGCTGATCCTCGCCGAAACCTTCATTCGCGAGATCGCCCCGACCGGCGACCGGCTGCAGCAGATCATCGAGAAGGCGATCGCTTCGGCGGCGCACATCATGCCGAAGACCGGCGGGCTGGACGAAGCCAGCGAGGACGCGGCGGCCGTCGAATGGCGCCGCTTCTGCCAGGCGCGCGCCGCCTTCAAGCTCGATCCCTGGTGGTCGCAATCCGAGCGCTGCCTGGCCGCGCTGAAAACCTTCCTGCGCCGCCTGCCGCTGCTCGAGCGCGAGGCCAACCGCGTCATCTACGCCATCGCCGCCGAACAGAAAGCCACCGTGCATCGGGGTGAGCACGCATGAACGAGACCCGCGACCTCATGAAAATGCCAAGCGCGTTGCGTGACGCAGACGTCTTCAAACAGACCATCACCGGACGCGCCTTTCCGTTGACCGGTTTCACCGCGCTCGACATCGATCTGCATGGCGACGTCGCCGAAGGGCTGGCGCGCATCTGCCGCTTCGGCGGCGCCGTGCCCGGCAACCCCTATTGCGTGGCGCAGCACTGCGTTGTCGGCGCCGACGCCGCGATGGAGGAAACCCGCGATGCCAACATCGCGGCCTATTTCCTGTTGCACGACGCGCATGAATATGTCTTCGGCGACATGACGACGCCGGTGGCCAAGTGGCTGGCCGTCATCGCCGACGAACTCTATGGCGGATCGGCGCACGGCATGGTCGAGACGCTGATCGCCACCGCCAAGGCCCGCCTTGACATGGCGATCTGGCGCGCCGCCGGCATGCCGCCACCGGGAAAAACCTATCGCGCGGCGATCGCCGATTTCGACCTGCGCATGCTGGCGACCGAGCAGCGGCAATTGCTGATACCGGCGCCGAAAAGCTGGGGCGCACGAATAGACGCTGCCAAGCCGATCGCCATGCGCGGCCGGCTGTCCGCATGGCCGGTGGCCAAGGCGGCGGAAGCCTATCGCGAGCGCCTGGCGACGCTCTGCCCCAACGCCAGGAGGGTGTGATGTCTCCCGAGCTTGAAGAGATCTGCGATCTCGTTGTCGAAGGAAGATGCCGCGAAGCCTACGAAAAGGCGCGCGACTATTACCCCGATATGATGTCGTGGGATGCGCGCGCCCGATTGATCGCAGCGCGTAAGGCGCCACAGGCTCGACCCTTCCCAACAGAAGCCGAGATCGATGCTCGCCACGATCGGGAGCGTTTCGGTTTAGAAGAGAACAAAGCCAAGCGCACCTTTGAGACATTGAACAGCATGTATCCCGCCGAAGGCGGCAAGCCCGACCGGGCGTCGCGCGTCGTCGCGCGCCCCGCCGGAGGGCCAGCCGCCGAAACGGCGGCGGTGCGGCCCGTGAGGCAAAACCCATGACAATCAAGTTTTCCGTCGCCGCCTTCGCCGAAGCCGCCAAGGCGATCCGCAACATCCCCGGCGGCTCGCGCAACATCGAGATCCTTGACCATGCCCGGATGGAGGTCGCCAGGAAAAAGCTGACCCTGACCATGTCGGACCTCGACATCGAGGCCTGCGCCACCATCCCCTGCGAAGGCGCATCAATCGTCGCCGCCATTCCACGCGCGGTGCTGGAGTTCTTCATCGCCCGTGACGGCGGCGGCGATGACAGCGGCACGCTCACCTTCGCCGACGACATGAAGACCGTCGTCGCCCGCCACGGCAAGGGCCGGCTGACCATGCCGATCCTGCCCGGCGCCGATTTCTTCCTGATCGGCGCCGGCACGCAGGACTGGAGCATGGCGATCCGCGCCAACGAACTGGTCGAACTTCTGCGCACCTGCGTGAGTGCGATGGACGAAACCCGCCACTTCATCCAGGGCGTGCTGCTGCACGTCGCCGCCGGCGAGGACGGTGCCAGTGCGCTACGCACCGCGGCCACCGACGGCCACCGCGTCCACACGGTCGGCGTCGAGGCGCCGGAACTGACCGGCGGCTTCGCCGAGCGCCAGGAAGGCCACCAGGGCATCACCATTCCCGACCGCACGGTCAAGGAACTGATCCGCATCTTCGACGGCGACGAAAGCGAGGTCACGCTCTCGGGTGCCAAGGGCATCGTCACCGTCGAGGGCGAGGCGATCCGCGTCACCTCGAAGCTGATCGACGCCGCCTTCGCCGACTATGCCAGGCTGTTGCAGGCGCCGGGCGCATTCCGCATATCGGTCGCCGCCAAGGCGCTCGACGCTGCGATCGGCCGGCTCTTGGTGCTGCCGCGCAAGGACGGCAAGGGGAAGGCCGAGACCGCGCGGCCGATCCGCATGACGCCGGTCGACGGCGGCCTCAAGCTGGAGATCAAGGGCAACGACGCCGACGCCGAGGACCTGATCGACTGCGAGGTCGAGGGACAGGGCGAGCCGATCGTCGTCAACTGCCGTTACATCCGCGACGCGCTGGCCGCCGCCGGTGGCACCAAGGTCACCTTCGCGCCGATCGAGGGCAACGCCATCGGCGTGCGGATGCTGCCCGACAACGACCGTTCTTCTTTTCTGCTCATGCAGATGCGTTTTTAACCCGGAAAGGAACTCCCATGACCAATGCTCAGATGGCGACCTGCTTCAACGAATGGATGCGGCGCTTCATTGAAGAACCGGAGCGGTTCGAACGCGAGTTCAAATCGGTCAACGAATTTCTTGCCGATGAAGCCGCAGGCAGAGAACCGACCTACGGCGAAACCTGCACGGTCTACATGCAGCAACTCGCCACGGAAGTACCCACCATTTAACCGACGCGAAGGAAAACAGATGTCCGACGACACCGACACTTCGCAGACCGTTGCCGCCGGCCAGCTGCGCGCTCTGATCGAACGCATCGAGCGGCTTGAGGAAGAGAAGAAGACGATCGGCGAAGACATCGGCGAGGTCTACTCGGAAGGTGGCGGCACCGGTTTCGACGTCAAGGCCATGCGCACCATCGTCGCCATGCGCCGCAAGGACCCGATGAAGCGCCAGGAGGAACAGTCGATCCTCGACCTGTACATGGCCGCGCTGGGGATGGTGTGATGCTGAACCGGGCAGACCTCGCCAGGGCGCAGACAATCCTCACCGACCGCGACGCCAGCCAGCGCGTGCGCGATCTCGTCACCACCAAGGGCATCGAACTGATGGCCGGCGACGTCAAGGACAACTGCATCGTCGTCATCTCGATCGCCTACCAGCGCCGGATCATCGCCGATCTAACAGCGTCGCTGGATCAGGAAATCGACGCCGCCAACGCAGAGCTGACCGCAATGGGAGTGGAACCATGAGCACACGCGACAATCGTGATGACGGCTGGGTTGCCGTCGCCGGCATCGTCATAGGCATCATTGCCGCATGGCTGGCGGTGCACTGATGGCCGGGTCTGTCAACAAGGTCATCCTGGTCGGCAATCTCGGCGCCGATCCCGAGATCCGCCGCAGCCAGGCCGGCGACCCGATCGTCTCGTTTCGCATGGCGACGTCGGAAAGCTGGAAGGACAAGGACAGCGGCGAGCGCAAGGAACGCACCGAATGGCATTCGGTGGTCATCTTCAACACGCAGCTCGCCGAGGTTGCCGAAAAATATCTGAAGAAGGGCATGAAGGTCTATGTCGAGGGCCAGCAGCAGACCCGCAAATGGGCCGGCCAGGACGGCATCGACCGCTACACCACCGAGACGGTGCTGAACCGCTTTCGCGGCGAGATCCAGATGATCGACAAGTTGCCGTCCAACCGCCCGCCCGGTGTCGAGGGCGCCGACGACTATGGCAGCCAGCGTTCGCGCGAGACCGACGATCGCCGCGCCGTCGAGGAACGCACCCGCCAATCTTTTGCGGACAAGACACCGCAGGCCTCGCGTGGCTCGCGCGAACTCGACGACGAGATCCCCTTCTGATGAACGCGCCGCTCTCCCGCCGCGAGGCGATCCGCGCCAGGATCATGGTCTGCGTCGAGATCGTCGACACCGGCTATGTCGACGCCTCTGGCCAGCCGTCGCCGTGCCATATCTGGACAGGGCCGGACAGTGGCAGCGGGCGCGACGGCGGCTATCCCCGCATGTCGCTCGACGGCCAGACGGTCGCCGTCCACATCGTCAACTGGACCAACGAGCACGGTTTCATCCCCGGCAAGAAGCAACTCGACCATCTCTGCCGCACCCGCCGCTGCATCCGCGACGACCACCTCGAAATGGTCACCCACAAACAGAACCAGAAACGCCGCGACCAGGCGCTGAAAACCAGGAGGCAAGCATGCCCGTAAAATACCTGTCGTGGATCACGCGCGACATGCTGCAGGCAGAGCCGCGGGCGCGCTTCGTGTTCGGCGACAACGCTGAGCGCGTCGGGCTTGGCGGCCAGGCCGCTTCCATGCGCGGCGAGCCGAACGCGATCGGCGTCGCCACGCTCTATGCGCCCGGCCACTACTACCGCGCCGATGACCCGCTGGCGCTTGCCACCGTCGTCGGCGATCTCGGCAACGTCGCGGTTGCCCTCAACCGGGGCCTGACCGTCTACGTGCCGACCGATGGGCTGGGCACCGGCCTTGCCCGTCTGCCTGAAAATGCACCCGCTCTGCATCGGTTGATCGTCGCGTTCTTCCGCGCCGCACCTGGCAAGCCCTGCCCCTGGAAGGACATCTGACATGGCTCGCACCAAGAAACCCGACATTGCCAGCACCGCCCCGATCCTCGCCTACAAGGGTTTTAACGAGGATCTCGCCTGCACGCCGCAAGGCAAGTTTTTCCAGTTCGAGAGCGGCAAGACCTACAGGCACGACGGCAAGGTCAAGGCCTGCGAGAGCGGATTTCATGCCATTACCGGTCATCCGTTGGCACTGTTCAAATATTACGCGCCGGCGGGCACGCGCATCTGCCGGGTCGAGATCTCCGGCCAGATGGACAGCGACGATGGCGGCGAAAAGACGGCCGCCGAGATCCTGACGGTCGGCAAGGAGATCGGCCTGACGCAATTGATCCTCGACGCGGCCAAATGGGTCATCGATCGCGCCAAGCCTGTCGACGGCAATTACACGGCCGCCGCCAGCGAACGCGTCGGCACCGACGATACCGGGGGCGCTGCCACCGCATCGGGAACCGGAGGCGCTGCCACCGCATCCGGTTATCAGGGCGCTGCCACATCATCTGGAGAACGGGGCGCTGCCACCGCATCGGGAGATTGGGGCGCTGCCACCGCATCCGGTTATCAGGGCGCTGCCACCGCATCTGGAGAACGGGGCGCTGCCACCGCATCGGGAGATTGGGGCGCTGCCACATCATCTGGAGAACGGGGCGCTGCCACCGCATCGGGTGCGCGGGGCGCTGCCACCGCATCGGGCGAACAGGGCGCTGCCACCGCATCGGGCGAACAGGGCGCTGCCACCGCATCTGGATGGTGGGGCGCTGCCACCGCATCCGGTTGGCAGGGCGCTGCCACCGCATCGGGTGCGCGGGGCGCTGCCACCGCATCGGGTGCGCGGGGCGCTGCCACCGCATCTGGATGGTGGGGCGCTGCCACCGCATCGGGTACGCGGGGCGCTGCCACCGCATCGGGCGAACAGGGCGCTGCCACCGCATCAGGCTTTGAAGGCAAGGTGCGCGGCAAGGACGGCTGCGCGCTGTTCCTGGTTGAGCGCTCGACCTCTGGCGAGATCCTGCACGCATGGGCCGGCATTGCCGGCCGCGATTGTATCAAGCCCGACAAGTTCTATCGCCTCGTCGATGGCAAGCCTGTCGAGGTCGAATAGGAAAAATGTCGACCCGCTCCGACAAACGCAAACCAGTGACGCTGGACGAGATCGAGGCCGGCCTCGATCTCGTGGCCAGGCGGATGGAGAAGCTTGGCTCCAGGGCCGATCTCTACCTGCCGATCTGGCGGGCGCTGGAACGGGAACGCGACAAGCGCGTCGAGAAGCACGTCATTCTCGCCGCGGCACAGGCACGCCTCGCACGATCGCCATCTACACAATCGACTGGTCGAACGGCAGCGCAATCTTCATAAGTTCCCGACGCCGCCAGTCGAGCGAGCCGCCGGAGCCGTATTTGGGGCGATCGACGGTATGGCCCATCAGCAAGCGGCGCAGCTCGTCATCGAGGCCGGCTTCCTTCATCCTGTCCTCGAACGAGTGGCGGAACGAATAGACGGTGTGCGCCTTGGTCGGCAGCAGGCTGTTGGCGCGCAGGAAATGGTTGAGCGTCGCCGACAGTTCGTTCTCTCGGTTGCGGTAGCGCGGGAAGCCGGTCTTGTGGCGTTCCGCCGCGGCAAGCGCGACGCCGACCAGCGGCACCAGGCGACGCGACGATTCGGTCTTGATCTCGCGCGGGTTGGCCGGATCCTCGCGCGGCTCGATCGAAAGATGCGGCACCTTGTTGGACAACCGGATGGCGTGCGGCTCGAGGTTGCAGATCTCGCTCGGCCGCGCCCCGGTCTCGATCAGGATCAACAGGATGCCGCGCGCCTCGTCGTTGAGCGTGGCCAGGTTTCCGGGCTTCATCATCGTGTCGCGGATCCATTCGGTCGGGATCGGCGGCCGCGAGCGCTTCTTCTTCAGCGAGAAGCCGAGGCCTTCGAACGGATTGTCGCGCCGCGCATCGCCCTGGTATTTGAAATAGGCCTCGTAGAGCACCCGCATGTTGCCGAGGTCGCGGTTGCCCGAAGAGGCCCCGGCCGTCGAGGACCCTTCCTTGGGCGCGATGCGGCCCAGCCAGTGCCGGTAGACCTTCTTGGCATGGTCGATGCCGATCTCTTCCATCGCGATGTCGCCGTTGAGCTTGATGAAGTTGTTGATGGCGCGCCGCTTGACCTTCTTCCATTGGTCCTTCTGCACCTGGCTTTTGCCGATCAGCTCGTCGGCGACGATCTCGTTGCAGTAGATGTCGAAAGCATCACTGACCTTGGTGTCCGGCACCTCGACCGCGCCGAGCAGCGGGTCGGCGATCCGGTCTTCCTGGCCGCTCGCCAGCACATGGCGGATGCGGTCCATGAGATCGTTGAAGGCTTCCGGCTCCTCGAAATAGGTAGCGCCATGGAAGGTGAAGTCGAGTGCCTCGACGCGCTTGACGGCGGCCTCGTAGCGCCGGCGGGCAGGATCGGTAACACCCTTGGTGATCAGCGAGGCCCAAAGCGCATCGTCGGCCGCCTCGAGCAGATCGCGCTTGCCGCGCGCCAAGGTACGATCATCGGTCTTGAGCGAGGCGCGCACATGCGGCGCCCGTTCGTCGAGATGGGCGATCGTCACCGGCACGCGGCGCTTGTAGTGGTAGTTTCCCTGACGGATGGTCAGGTACCTGTCGGGATCGGTCCGGGTTCGATTTCGACCCAT